AACCACGCAAACCACGGCCGAAGAGGGCACCGCGAGTGCCGTAACTTTGAACGGGTGGGCGCTCCCTGAAATCAGCGAGTTTCCGGCCACTGTCACCCTGGATAACAACACCCGAAACCGCATTGCGGTAGCAGGCGCAAACGTCGCCCTGCTCCCTTATCAGCAGGCGGTGGTTGAGGTATCTCAGGAGCAGTTCGCCAAGCTCGCCAAAGCGCTGATCAGCAGTGCGCGGGCGCATAAGTGGGACAACTTCAGAGGCTTGCAGGTGAAATATGACCGTAACGATTAATCGAAAATCTGGCAGCGCCCCGCGCCCACTGGCTGAAAAGTTGGTGGCCGGTCAGGCATTGCCGTTTGTGGCGTCTCTGACGCACAAGCACAACAAACCATTGGTGGTCCCGTCCTCGGGCATCAATACCCCGATTGCGCCCGGTGAGCCGGTCAGCGTGAAGGTCAAGAGTTTTGACCAGGCCTGGCTGTTGGTCACGGATCTGGCTGAGCTGGCGCACCGCGCCGACAACGATGCCGACGACTTCGCCGTTCTGGTCGCGCCGGAAGTGCCAGCTGAAACCAAGGGCAAGACTAAAGCCGTGGAGGCCAAGTAATGACCATCCCTTTTTCCCGCACGGTTAATAAGCGGTCTGGCGTTCAAGTCAACCCAATCAATGACATGTCGGAAATTCCGAGTGTCAGCACCGTGGCGCATAACATGGCCATCGTTGGCCGTTTCGCCCGTGGGCGTATCGATAAAGCGTTCGCGGTATCGCGTAACAAGCAAAAACGCACCTTGGGCGCGGCGCAGTCGCTGTCGGTGAGCGCGCTGGGTGAGCCGTATGTGCACATCTACGAAGCCCTCAAGTCCGGCACCGTGCAGGCCGTCGTGTCCCGCCTGGTGAGTGCGGACGCTGAAAACAAGCTGATGGTGGCCACCGCCGCTGTCGCTCCCGCAGAAGGCCAGCCAGCCCCGGTGGTATGGAGCCTGGTGGACGAAGAAACCGGCGCGACCGGTAGCTACCTGATCGCCATCAAGCACTTGGAATGCTTCTCGGACGGCGTGAAGGCTGAGATTCATGCTGATGCGGCCACCGACGCCCAAGGCGACCCGGCGGCGTCCAAAATCATCACCCTGCAACTGCGCGACGTGGCCACCAACGCCATCGTTCTCGGCCCTTACAAGGGCTCGCTCGATCCGGCGGCGCTCGATGAGTTCGGCCAGAGCTATTACATCGGCGACATCGTGGAGCTGTACACCGACCTGTTGCAGGTTGTGGACGTTCACCCTGACGCCTCGGTACCGGTCGCCTGCGTGTTCTACGGCAAGGCCAGCGGTAAGGACATCTACAGTTCGGCCACCCTGTCGTACTTCACCGAAGGCGCCACGCTGTATAGCACCGAAGACCTGGACGCGGCGGTTGATCGTATCAAGCGCGCCAAGCCGTCCTTTACCTACATCGGTGGCGGCGGTACCGAAAGCCTGGCCCTGATTTCCCGCCTGCTGGACCTGGGCAAGGACATCAACAAGCAAGTGGTATGGGACATCCCTGGCCGCTTCACGCCAGCGGCCGCGATCACCTTCTACGAATCTGTAGGCGGCGCCACTGACAGCCTGTACAGCCAATGCTACTGGGCGCCTATCAAGGCCACTAACCCGGTCGTGGGCGGCAAGGCGTTTATGGGTACCTCGGGCCTGAACATCGGCCTGCGCTGCGCTCGCAACGCCATCACCAACGCCAAGGGCATCGCCAAGCGAAACGAGGTGATCGCCGGTTCTGACTACGCCGTCAACCGGACCAGCATGGAGCAGACCTACGAGCCGGACGAAGAAACCGAAATGGAAGATCTGGCCGCCAGCCGCATCAACCCGGTGATCTACAAGGACTACGCCAGCGGCGGTAAATACGCCTGGGTTGACTCCTTGACCGGTGCGCAGACCGAAGGCGCGACCAAGCTGATCGCCGTGGTTGAAATGGCGACCTACGTGGACGACACCCTGGCCTCCGTGGCTCAGGAATCGTTGCAGAAGCCAATGGCCAAGGCCATCGAGAAAACCACCAATTTCGTCCAGACGTTCTTGCCGGCACTGCAATCGGCGGGCTGGCTGCAACCAAGCGCAGAACTCGACGGCGCCTGCTGGTCGGCGAACATCCAGGCGAATGCCAATCAGCCATTCGAAAAAATGAACATCGATACTGCCATTTGCTACGACGGTACCGCGCGCGTTATCGAAAACCAGCAGTCGATCGTCCGCACTTAAGGGGAATTTCATGGAAATGCTACTGAAAAACGTGCTCACCGCGAGCGCCGCCATCAATAAGGCCTACACCGCGCCAGTGCAGGCCCCGGCCATCGTTCCCGAGCCAGTCCCTGAGCTGACTCCCTTGGCTCAGGCCATGCTCGACGCCATCGATCCGGCGAACGCGCCGGCCGCCCTGATCACTGACGAAATGCGCCAGGATGCCGTGGCCATCGTTCACGAGTGGGCCGAGTCGGAACTGGGAGAGGGCGAAGGCTTTGCTGATCGTCTGTACGCGCTGATCGTGGGCAATGCCACCGACGGTGACGAAGAAATCTCGGACGACGAAGCCGATTACGCCGCGACCGTGGCCGAACTGGTGGGCGACTACCTGGAAGGCAAGGGCGCTGATGCTGCCGACGTGGATGCACTGTTGAGTGGCAACCTGGAAGACAACGACCTGGCCGCCCGCATTCACGATGCGCTGCTCGACAAGATGCCGCAGGGCGAGGACGCCATGCTCGATGACGCCGACAAGTTTGTCAGCGGCGATGATGACGAAATGATGGACGCGGTTTACAAAAAGGTCGTGGCCGTCCGTGGCGGCAAGAAGGTTCGCATCAAGAAGCGTATCAGCGGCACCGTCCGCCTGACCGCTGCGCAGAAAGGCGCCGTGCGCAAGATGCAGCGCAAAGCCTTCTCGGGCCAAGCGAAGATGAAACGCGCCAAGTCCATGCGCTTGCGCCAACGTCTGATCGGCAAGTAAGACCATGACTGACTTTAGCTTTGATAGCCTGGGCAAAACCGTCTCAGCAAGCATCAAGGGTGTGACCGGGACAGTCGCCGGTAGCACGTCGAACACCCTGCTAGGGTCAGCCACTAAATTCGTAGGGGGCGGTGCCGCTGGCGCCGCTTCTGGCATTCTCAAGGGCGGCGTGACCGCTCTTGACGGCCTGGTGGGGGGCAGCAACAACCGCCGGGCCATCGAGGGCGCCATTGGCACGGTGTCGGGCACGGTGTCGGACCTGTGGAATGGCGAAACCACCGTAGGCGCGGTAGTTGATCAGGCCTCTGACAAAGTGATGGCCCTGGTGGGTGGCGTCAAGTCCGACCCTGAGGCGCTGGTGGGTAATCTCATGGGCTCGGTGGGCGAGTACATACCGGGGCTCAAGACGCTCAGCTCTGACCTGGGTGGCGACTGGGGCCGGCTCTCGCCCCTGTTGCTGGTGCGCCTGTTTGTCTGCAATGCCCAAGGCGTGGCCGACATGACGGAATTCGCCGGCGTGTACGGGGCGATGAAAGAGGGTTCACTCGAAATCCAACAAAACTGGGTTTCCCCCTTTGAGAGCACTGGCCCGGAAACCAAGGCGCCCGCGCTCGCCGGCATGCTGCAATCGGGCTCGTTGGTGCCGGTGCTCAACGCGCTGGCGGCCATTTCCCCGTTCAAGGAGGGCGCGATTGCCGACACCCTCAGCAATGGCTCTGACAAGCTCAAGAGCATCATGCGCGACCTGGAAGGCCGTACCGGGATCACCAAGCTCAATAGCCGTCAGGTGTTTTCGGGCATGCCGCCGATGAAAGTCAATTTCACCCTGCATTTCCGGGCAGTGAGTGACGCGCTCACCGAGGTCGAGGCGCCGCTGACGCGCTTGCTTGAGTGGGTGTTCCCGCAAGAGCTGGCGGCGGACGGGATCCTGTCGGAGGTGCTGAAAACCACCACCAACATCGAGTCGTTTATTCAGGCGCTGTTTCCATCGACCGCGCCCAAGCTGCTGGGCTTCACCTACGGCGGGCGTACCTGGTCGCCCATGGTGATCGAAAGCGTGACGCTCCCGCTCGACGCGCCGAAGAATTCCCAAGGCTATTTCATCGATCTGCCGGTGCAGGTGTCGATGGCCACGCTCACCGCGTTGGACCGGCCGGACATCAAGCGCTTTTTCGGGCGCTAACCGCTGCAAAACCCTGCAAACCCCGCCCCGGAGCGGGGGTTTTTACGTGTGACGATTGCCCGGAGTAGTCCATTTCTCCAGAGGTGATTTATGACCGTTTCTAGCATGTCGGTGTTGAGCCGCACGTTTCAAAACATCAACGATATGGGCGCCAAGGCTGTCCAGGCCGACGCCACCATGGTGATCGCCGGCTACGAAGACATGATGTTGCTGTGTAAGCAATTCCCATGGGCGGTGGCGACCTCGGGCGGCGTGATCGAGTCCTTCGGTCCCTTGGGCCAGAAGATGGGCCAGCCAAGCCAAAACAAGACCATGCAGGAAGGCCCGATTCAGATTTACGAAACCCGCGAGAACAAAGCGGGCGAGTTCCTGAAACAGCTGATCCTCAGCGGCGCGCAGTTCGATTGCACCGTGTACGCCGGCCGCCCGGACGATTACACCAAGAAAGAAGATTACAAAAACTGCGTGCTGGTGATGGACACCCCTGATCGCGATTGGGAGAACGACATGCAGGTGTTCATCCTGGCCGGCACCATGACCATCCACTGGTTTGCGAACCAGTAATCATGAAAATCAGCCAATTAGTCGACCAGTACACCACTGAGCTGCCGATTGGCTGTGTGCTGACAGAAGAGCAGATCACCCGTCACCTGCGCGATGCCGTGCGCCAGTATTGCGGATATGCCCGCCTGACCAGCGCCCAGTCGGTCGACGACGTGCACAGTGTCCTTGACGACGCCAGCGGATCCACCCCGGTCGCTGTAGACGTCGACATCACGCACAGCGAACTGGCGATCATCCGCCCGCTGTGGCTGCTGTACATCGAGCACGAGAACGCCATGGCCCTGGAAGCCTCCAGAAGCCAGGGCGCGGACCCCTACGGCCGCTCTACGCCCGAGGTCAAGCAATCGATCCTGGACTATGAGCGCAGCCTGCCTCAGCTGACATTCTCCTATGAAGTGAGGTCGATCTAATGGCCAACATCTTCGAACGGCTGGCGTACCAGGGGATTGAGTCGGTCACGCCCAAGCTGGGCTTGAACAATAAAATGCTCAAGTACACCAGCGTGGCCCGCAACCTGCTGGGGGGCAATCTGAGCGGCGCCGCCAATGGCATGCTCGATAACATTTTTGGCCGAACAAGCACTTTCTCCGACGGCGGTAACGTCGTGCTGGCGGGCGTGTCCTGGGACAAGCAGCTCCAGATGTTCGAAGAGGCCATGAGCGTCCAGCGCGAGCGCACCAACCTGTGGCATATCGGCATCGAGCCGGTGGGCAAGCTGTCGGCGCCGCGCGTCAACCTGCTGGCCACCGAGGTGTCGTTTAACTCCGTCCAGCTGGGTTATGAGCCGGTCAAGATCGGTTCCGGTTTCACGCAAGCGCCGACCGGCGCCGATCCGGCCGAGCTGCGCATCGTCTGTTACGACGTCGAAGGGGAAATCAAAACCTGGTTCGACAAGCTGGCCACCCTGGCTGCGCACCCTGACGGCACCTTTGGCCTGCCGACCGACTACGCCAACACCATCACCGTGACCCATGGCGCCATTGAAGAGGGGCGCGGGTACTCCAAAAGCTGGGTGCTACTGCCCGTGTCGTGCGAGGTCAGCCTGTCGCGCAGCACCGACGAATTCACCGCGCTCAACCTGTCATTTACCCAACATGACTCATTCGGAACGCTATGAAATATATCAACCCGATCAACACGCGCCGTATCTCGGTAGAAATGTCGGAAATGCTCATTGAGGACGTGGAAAAGCTGTGTGAAATCCCGGCCGTCTATGAGCAACGCACTCTCAGCGAGCTGTTGCGCCGCGTCTGCAAACCGATCGATCGTACCGGCGCGGTGGCCGATCCGCGTCACTGGTCCGTGAATGAGCGCATGTTCGTGGTCGCCAGCTACATGGCCGCCACCCGTGACGATGGCCCTGATTTCCCGGTGGGCGATGGGCGCTTTAGCGACTACCTGCTGGCCGATACCGATTTTGTCGGTGATATCGAGTTCACCTTTGACGGCAACCATGCGCTGTACACCCCGCTGTTGGGTTACCAGGCCGAGATCATCGAATCGCTGATTGCCAGCGGCACCTACAAGAAAACCGATTTCAGCTGGTGGTGCGCAGCCATGGCGGCCTGTGTGCGCGGCGCCAATGAAGCGCCCGAGCCCTACATCGACGACGCCCAATATGAATCCTGGCTGGTGAAGCGTATCGACCGCCACCGCAAGCTGGCCGCGTCTGAATTCGTGGAAATGTTTCAAGCCTTCCAGCTCGCTCAACAACGCGGGGCGCACCTGGTGCACGCGGTGACCAGTTCGTTCGGCGTTGTCGCGGCGCCGGTGTCGGAGCGGCCAGAGGGGGAGCCAGAGTTAGCACCGGCCTGCTTTCCTGCCCATTCCTGCATCAGCCCAGGGGCGCGTGCACTTATGGCAGTCGTATAACGATGTCCGCGCCGAGCTGGCGCTGTACTTCGGCCAGGATCTGGTGCAGTGCGGCAAGCTCACCGATACCCGCGTACGCAAACTGTTCGACAGCAAGCCTTTCAGCAACTGGAAGAGCGGCCGTGAGAACGAAAACAAGGCCGTCCAGGCTGAGCTGAATCGGTTGGACGCCATCATTAAATCTGTAGGCAATGTCGCGCAGATCCTGGCCCAAAAAGGCCGCTGAATCACGCAAACCGGCCACGGAGGGCTGGCACAAAGCCATAGACAATATCGGTAATTCACCATGACCAGATGGGACAACGATATGGCCGCTGACGTGCAGCGTTTTATGGATACCCCGATAGCCAAGATGGGCTTTGGCCTGGCTCAGGCCTTGGGCGCGGCGCTGCTGATCGGCGTGTGTAGCAGCATCACGACCAAGCTCGACAACATTCAGAACACCGTCAACCAAAGCTCGCGGGACATGGCGCTGGTGCAGAACGATGTTCGCCGGCTGGAAGCGACTTCCACCGAACTGCGTACCGAGCAGGCCTCGGGCGAGAAGCGCACCGCTCGCCTGGAATTCAAGGTTGAGCAGATGGAAAAGGATCGGGCCAATGAGCGCAAGTAACGCCGTCGCGCCGACCACCCTGAAAAACCTCCTGCGCCAGAAGCTCAAGCCGCACAACACCAAGATTATTGCGGCCGGTCTGCTGCTCGATGCGGCCGTGGGGATCCTCACGCTGTACGCCGACAACCCGCCGTTTGACCCGATTGTCTATGGCGCTATTTCCGCTGTGGTGAAGGCCGCGAACCTCGGCCTGCACTACCTGAGCAAGACCATTCAAGGAGACGACACCGATGCAGCTCAGTAGACCGACCACCGCCACCGTTAACGATATCGACATTCTCGCCCGGACCTTGTGGGGCGAAGCGCGTGGCGAGAGCCAGGCCGGCATGGAAGCGGTGGCGTGGACCATCCGCAACCGGGTGTTCGACGGCAAGGCCAAATCCTGGTGGGGCGAAGGTTATGCCGGCGTGTGCCAGAAGCCTTGGCAGTTCAGTTGCTGGAACGCCAACGATCCGAACTCGCCTTATCTGCGTGGCGCCAAGCCGATCCCGGCGGGCGAATACAAGAAGGCGCTGGCAGCGGCCACCGCTGTGGTGAACGGTTCGGTACCGGATCCAACCGGGGGTGCGACCCACTACTACGCGACCACCATGCCCAAGCCACCAACTTGGATCAAGGGCGCCACGCAGACCCTCAAGTTGGGGCAGCACGTCTTTTTCAAGAACGTACCATGAATTACCTGTCCAGCGTGCTGCGGGGCGGCCCCGGCAATGCCTTGATGTTCTGGTGCCCTGGCTGCGATGGCTCACATGCCATTCAGTACGGCGCCGGCGCCGGTCCACGCTGGGGCTGGGACGGCAACGCCGAGCAACCGACCTTCACGCCTTCGATCCTTGTCCGGTACCCGGCGAACCCAAACGCCGGCGAAGAGTTCAAGGAATGGCGAACAGAGCGGGTTTGCCACTCGTTCGTCACAGGCGGGCGTATTCAATTCCTGAGTGATTGCACGCACGAGCTGGCCGGCCAGACCGTCGACCTTCCGGACTGGGAGAGTTAACGCTAATGAGTTTTGAAGTTAAAGCGCTAGCTGTGTGTCTACTGCTGAGCATTGGCGTTTGTGTTGGCGCTTACCAGGGTTACCGCCACTTCCAGCCTCTACTGGATACGGCTAACGGGGAGCTGGCCAACGCCATCAGCGGGCGCGACAACCTGGAAGCGCTGGCCACCGAGCAAGGGTTGAAGTTGGGCGAGTTGGTGAGCTTGGGTAATGAGCGCGAAGCCTTGGCCAAAAAGGCGCAGGGGGTGGCGCAGCAAGAGGCCCAGCCACACTATGCGGCGGCCAATCAGCTGTTGCGGGATCGAACGGGCGGTGACCAGTGCGCAGCGGCCACGGCGGTGATCGATCAGGAGTTATTCGGTTTATGAAAACTCGAGTTTTTTTGGGCGCGCTGATAGCGCTGGCACTGGTGGGCTGCGCCGGGAAAGCGGCCGAGGTGAGAACCGTGCGCGTCGAAGTGCCGGTGCTGGTCCCTTGCCGAACAGCACGCGTGACGGTACCCACCTTTGCGGCCGACGGACTGAAAAAGTCCGACCCGCTTGAGGTGAAGGTGCGCGCCTTGCTGGCCGAGCGCAATCAGCGCATCGGCTACGAAATCGAACTGTTAGCCGCGTCATCCGCCTGTCAATGACCAGGCGGCCAGCGCCCTTGCCTGGTTAGGCGTGGGCGCTGGCCATGGACTGTTCCGGACGGCTGCGTTTTTCAATACGCTGTGGCGGCGTGCTGCGTTCCATCACGTACTTGCCCCAACGTTCCATCAGTGGGCGGCGGCGCTCCAGCAGATTGCCTCGGTTGTAGGCGCGCGTGGTGGCATTACCCACCGAGTGGGATAGCGCAACCTCGCACAAGTCCGACGGGAACTTGGTTTTCTCAGCTGCCCACATCCGGAACGTCGAGCGAAAGCCGTGCGGCGTGGCGCTCTCCCCGTATTTAATCAGTACCCTACGCATGGCGTTGTTGGCCATGATCGACTCAAAGGTGCGATTGGGGAAAATCAGGTTGCTCTTGCCACGGGTGTGCACGTCTTTGAGCACTGCCATGGCGGCATCGCTGAGCGGGATCTGGTGCGGCAGGCGGTTTTTCATGCGCTCGGCCGGAATGTTCCAGGTTTTGGTTTCGAAGTCGATTTCATCCCATGTTGCGCCCATGGCTTCGCCACTGCGACAAGCTGTCAATATTACGAATTGAAGGCAGCGCGCGGCGCGGGTGGTATCGCCCTCTAACTTCTCCATAAATGCCGGTAGGCGGGAGTACGGCATCGACTCCAGGTGCGCGGGTTCCGGGATCGCCTGCGACAGAATGTTTTGCAGGTGTCCGCGCCAGCGCGCCGGGTTATCGCCGGTACGGTTACCGCGCGTCTTGGCGAAGTCGAGAATCAGCTCGATGCGGTTGCGCACGCGCCGGGCCGATTCTGGCAATTCACGCCAAATTGGCTCCAGGACCGACATCACTGCATCGGTGTCGACGTCGCTCACCGGCATCAGGCCGATTTTCGGGAATACGTGGTCGCGCAGCGAGGAAAACCACTGTGCGGCGTGCTTTTCTGACCAGCCGTGTTTGTAGCGCTCGATGCGCTCCAGGGCTTCGTCTTGAAAGGTAATGGCCTGCTTGGCTTGCTGGTGTTTTTGCGCCAGCGGATCCTGACCGTTATTGATCTGGACGCGTAATTCCAGGCACTTGGCCCGAGCTTCCGCCAGCGACACGAGTGGGAACGAGCCCAGGCCCATGTCGTGGCGTTGGCCGTCGAGCTGGTAGCGGAATATCCAGGATTTTGCACCAGTCTTGGTGACGCGCAGGGATAAACCATTTTTATCCGTGTACGTCGCCGGAATGGTGATGTTTTGGATCACTTTCTGCGTGAGAGCCATTTTACTTACCTTTTATGCGCAGTTTTTTTGAAACGCTATCCATGTGTTGAGTATCAATTGCTGGGTGTGGCTAGACAGATTTGAGATTCATAGGGTTTAGAGACAGCCGTTCTTTCAGATAGTGCTGAAAGTACGGGGGATATGGTATCCCCGAACGGCTGGCCGTAAACCCCAACAAGGAAAGGCTTTTGGCATAAGAGGGGGGTGGCGGTCCCACACTTGCCCCCACATCAAACCCTAGAAGGTTTGTAGGCAGGGGCTGGGGCTTTGTTGGAGGGGGGTAAGGCGTTTCCGACGAGTGGTCGGATCAGAAAGGCTGTTTTTGCGAGGTTTTACCGCTTAAGTACGTCAAATATCCCTCTGTGCCGCCGAAAATCTCAATCATTTGAGTGACATGGCGCTTTTCGGCGGCCATTCGTCGCTCCATTCTCGTCTCTTGCTGCTGTTGCTGGCGATATGCCATTACTGACAGGCCGTCGCCGACCTCTACCGGGAGCAGGTAGCCGGTGGTCACGGACAGGATCATGATCACGGCGCCCAATGCTACCCGGACCCGTTTGGCAATGGTCGGCACGGGGTGATGCGCCGGGTTTAAGGCGCGGTAGCAAAACGTCAGCGCCAAACATAGGACGATTGCGGCAATTGACAGCATATGTTTATCCCTTGAATTCGAATTGAATGAGCCAGCACCACGGGTTGGCTTCCGCCGGGGTGTCGGGGTGACTGCGTGCCCAGTAGGTTTGGAATTCGACCTTGGTGGTATAGCCACACGACCGCAAATCGTGCATTCCGAGGTCGGCAAAGCGTGCGATGTCCAGGCGTATGACTCGCCCGGTACCGAAGCGCGCCAGCCGTTGCGGTGGCAGCTCTTGCAGCAGTTCGAAAGCGTGGCCCTGCTGGATCGGGGCGATATCGCGGCTGATCAGGCCCACCCGGAAAGCCAGGCGCACGGCCCCCATCAGCCCTATCGCATCGTCGAGGCTCAGGCCGCAGGAGGCCAGCGCCTGGTCATCGATCACCGGTTGCGGATCGAATGGCACGATGACCACTTTCACCGATCCGCTTTGCACTTTGGCGCTGATTTCAGGCGTAAAGGCCATTTTCTTTAACGAAAAGTCGGAATTCCCGTCATTGGCGCGGGATAGGGCGACATCACTCATGGGGTGCCGCCGGCGCCGATGTACGCCAGGCGACGACTTGGAGAGACGAATCAGGGCCGATGTTCAGCGTGATGTGTTGCCAAGTGGGGTAGTGGTTTTGGGAAATGTAGGTCACGCCTACAAGCATGCTGCCGTCGCTGAGCTTCACGTCGAGCAGCCCGCTGTGCTCGGGCAAGTCCTCGGTTTCCCAGCTGTCGCGCTCTTTGGCCATGGCGCGCACTGCCTCGACCACTTGGGACACTTCGAAGGGCTCGCGGGCCGACAGCCCCACCGCGCCCAACATCGAACGAATGGCTGTCTCCCACCGATCTTTGCGCACCGGGCGCCCGGCGTTGTCGAATTCGTAGTCCTCAACCTTGGCGGTACGGAACTCGGGCTGCCGAAAATCGGCCTCTGTTACTACTCGTTGATGTTTCATCAGCGGCTCACCAAGTTGAAAGTGACTTTCTTGATCGGTTGGTTGTGTTCGGCGTAGAGCATCGAATTAAGCGAGTCGATCAGGTTCAATGCCGCCTCCCGCGCCTCGGTGTAAGTCATCAGGGCGCCGCTGTTGGGCAACCATTCCGCCTCGCGGGCGTTACCCTGCGCATCGACCACCAGAAATCGCCCCGACCAGCGCACCGGTTTTTTGGGCTGCTTACCTTGGGTGCGACTGGCGCGGCCATTGAAATTGACATTCATCGGGTGATCCCTTGCATAACTGGCGCCCTTGCGTAGAATCCGGGCGACTTATCTCTGGCGATTTAAGTGGGAAGAAACCGCGCGGGCAGTAGAGCCCCGTCGCGGTTTTTTTTCGTTTGCCGTTTGGTCAGATGCCTTGTGGCACTTCCTCACCGCCAAGCGCTTCGAACAACGCGGGCAGGAACTTACGGAAGGTCAGCATCATCAGGACAAATCCAGCATCGAGCTGGCCCAGCGCATCGTCGCCGCCGTCCGCTTCGGCCTGGTCGGTCAAGATGTCCTCAAACTTGATGCCCTTGATGCCCATACGGTCATCGAGCACAAACGACAGCTTGTCCTGGTACGCCATGCCTACCTGAGTGACCAGCTTGCCGGTGCTCAGGTGCAGCTGAATCTCTTCGCTGGTCAGATCCTGGCGCTTGCACCGCACAGTGCCGCCGTCCTCGTGGGTGTCGCGCAGCTCGCAGTGATCGAGCACGAAGAAATCATCGGGTGCCTTGGTCTTAACCCAATCCGTCATGCTGGCGGCCGGGCTGATCTTGACCGTTAGCGGGCGAACAGGGAGCGTGCCGAGCACTTCGCGCAGGGTAGACAGCAGATCCTCGGCGCGGGCCGGTGAGGCGCTGTTGACCAGGATCAAGCCGGCTGCCGGATCGATGGCGGCGAATGTGGCCGAGCGGCGCACGAACGCCCGAGGCAAGAAGGCCTGAATGATTTCATCCTTGATCTGGTCGCGTTCCTTCCTGAAAACCTTGCGCCCTTGATCGGCCTCGATTTCCTCGACCTTTTCCTTCACCGCGTCACGCACGACGTTACCGGGCAAAATGCGCTCTTCCTTGCGGGCGGCGATCAGCATGAAGCCGTTGCTGTGATGTACCAGCGGTGCGTCCTCGCCATTGCCGAACGGGGCTGCAAAGCCGTAGGTGTTGAATTCTTGGGTAGCGGTCGGGCGCGCCAGCTTGGTGGCCAGCGCAGTTTGCAGCGCCTCGGCATCGACAGGCAGGGTTTGGGTGAGGCGGTAGACCAGCAGGTTCTTGAAAAACATGGTTGTCCTTAGTGAGGTAGGGCAGCTGTGGGCCGAGTGGCCCACGGTGAGTTAGGCGCCGGCCAGATAGGGCAGGGGTTCGAACGGAATATCATCATCTTCTAGCGGGTCTTGATTCGGGCCTTGGGTGCCCTGCTGATTCTGTTGTGGGCGCGGCGCCGGCTGGCGGGCGGCCTGGTTCTGATTGGGACGCTGTTGTTGCTGTTGCTGGCCCTGTTGGTCGCCATCGCGGCGCCCGCCGAGCAGCTGCATGGTGCCTTGCATGTCCACCACGATTTCGGTGGTGTAGCGCTTGATACCGTCTTTTTCCCACTCGCGGGTCTGGAGCTTGCCCTCGATATAGACCTGAGCGCCTTTGCGCAGGTACTCACCCGCGATTTCCGCGACCTTGCCGAACATCGACACCCGGTGCCATTCGGTTTTCTCAACCTTCTGGCCGGTCTGCTTGTCGGTCCACTGCTCGCTGGTGGCCAGGCTCAGGTTTGTGACTGCATTGCCGTTAGGTAGGTATCGAGTTTCAGGGTCTTGCCCCACCGTCCCCACCAAGATCACTTTGTTGACTCCGCGAGCCATAAAAGCCCCCTCCTGATGTATCCCTATACGTGGTTCGGGCGTAAAAACCCGTGCTTGGCGCATAAGATAATGCCTAATTGGAATTTAATACAGCGCATTTATGTATACATGGTTTAGTATCTAGCCCTATACGAATGAATTAAGGCTGTGACGCAATGAATCTTGAAGTTTTTGAGGGGGCTGTGACGGACGAAGAGGCGGTGCAAGCCAGTTATCTGGAGCGTCAGCGCCGTTTTTACCTGTACGTCGACCTGCGCACCGATGGCGTGCGCCTGGACTTGTTCCGGCACTTGCCGGAAAAGGAGCTGCATACCCTGTCAAATCAGATCAGTGTGGCGTGCAAGGCCCGAACCGGGATCACCGAAAAGCTCGCCCGGCGCATCGAATATGAGATTGGCATTCCCTTCGGGTTCTTTGACCAGCCCCTGCCAGAGCGCGAATTACGGGCGTCTTTGGCCCGTGGCACGCGGTTAGTGCGCAAGCTGGCCACCTACGAACTCGACCCGGAATGGGCCGGCCGCAGCAAAAAGAAGATTGCTCAGATCATGGATTCGCCCAGCGGGCAGCGTGGGGTGTCGAAGGCGCTGTACCTGCAAGTAATCGAGGCGCTGCGCGAAAGAAAGGCGGTGCCGGACGAGGCTGAAACGTTGTCCGAGGATGACGAAATAAGCGCCAATACAGCAATTTGATGTTGTATCTGCGGGAAATAAAGCGCAAAGAATCAAAGAGGTATAGGGAGCAGCAAATGTTAGACGCTCTGCTTTCAGCTATGGTATACAGCACGCCGAATTGAGGCGATCCGTCATCGCCCACCAAATTGGAGACGAAAAAAAAGAACCCGCCCCCGCCAAGGTTATAGGTTCTTTTCTACTACAGATATGATGCAAAAATTACCAAATCAATCCGTAAGCTTTCCTTGCTTACCCAGTGCTATCGGAAGATGGCGCCAGGGGGATCTGCTTTGTTGACGTCCCGAGTATACCACAGGCTCGGGATCTGCAAACTTTCCTGCCTTTTTCAAGCATTCACTAACGGCGTATCGCTGAGCCGGCCTCATGGCTGTGACCCTCAGCGCCCGTCTGTGCATGTTCATTTTGCCGTCAGCATCCAATCTCAAGGGGGTGCTCGATGAGCATCGTTCGCGCCGCACGAAAAACCCAGTTCTGCGTTCTGCCCACCGCCATCATCGAAGACGAGCGCCTTTCCTGGCGTGCTCGCGGTGTTCTGGCCTATGCAGTCGCACATCCAGACGAACCGATCACCATAGAGCTGCTGATCAAAATGTCCGGCAGCAACGCGAAGAAGTTCGGAAAGAAGGATGCGGCCGCTGTCCTGAGTGAAATCATCAAGGCTGGATACGGACCCTCTGTCGGTCTGGCTGAGGTGTCCCTGTGAGCCCGTCAGAGATATTGCGCGGCCTTGGGCGCCCCATCGCCTACTACCCACGCCTTGCACCTCATGTAGGCGGCGTGAAGGCGACCCTGTTCCTGTGCCAGCTGTTCTACTGGTCCGACAAGGCGCATAACGACCTCGGCGTCTATAAATCCTGCGAAGAATGGGAGGAAGAAACCGGGCTTTCCTATCGCGAGCAGGCGTCCGCCAGAAAGACGCTGGTACAGATGGGATTGATCAGGGAGACCCATAAGCGCCTTGAGCACAAAATCTACTATCACCTTGATTTAGAAGCATTTGATGCCCTGTTACTCGCCATTGTCGATAAGCGCATTCCCCGAAATGCGGAAAGCGCAATTGGGGGGTTAGCGAAAGCGCATTTCGTGCATACAGAGAATACAACAGAGAGTACTTCAGATATAAAACCTACCGCCGACCCCCTGGACGCAAAGACCGATCCGGAGCCGGCCGCCGATATCGACCCAGCGCTACCCGCTGATTACCCAAGGGAATACCCGGGCCCGGCCAGCAAGATCTTTGCCGCCTGGCGAGCGTATGCCGTGGCATTCCGTGAGCGGTACAAGCAATGGCCGACCTACAACGTCACGGTGGCCGGGATCATGGGCAAGGCCGTTGCCCGCATCCAAGACGCCACGCCAGCCGCTGCGACTCACTACGTCAAGCACGAGAAAGCCCCGTCCATTGTCGACAAGTTCCACCCTGTCACCGTCTTTTTGAAGCACTGCGAAGCCTACAAAGCCAAGGTCGTGGAAGCTGAGCAAAGCAAAAAGCGGGCGGACAAGGCGGCGGTGGCCGTGCAGAAAGCGGAACAGGTCAGCGCCTCAGCGCCCCAGGCGAACGAAAACACCAAATCCATACCGTCGCCAGCCTCGGCCGGCGCCGCAGCCCTGAGCGCGCTTAAAACTCGCGTGGGCATACCGAGCAAGTGATTCACCTGTAACACCAAAACACTCAATCGCCAGAGAGAAAACAACCATGCGCCATTCAGGTAAAAACCCAACCAAAGCCCAAAACCAATGGTTCAACGACGTAGCGGACATTTGCGGTTGCATCTGCTGCCTGTTGGACGGCTTCCCTCGGGACTTTTCCGAGCAGGCCCACGTTTCGATCCACCACTGTGACGGCCGCACCAAGCCCCATGCCCATTACTTTGTGCTGCCGCTGTGCGCTGGCCACCACCAGAACGGTTACGGCCAGCGCCCCAACATGCTGGCGGTCCACGGCCACAAGGCGCGTTGGATTGCGGAGTACGGCACCGAAATCTCGCTGGTGGGTATGTGCGTGCAGCTCGTTGACGCCTCCGGCCGTGCGGTACCGGATGGCGTGCGGGCGCTGGTGACGGCTTGGGAACAGAGCAACCACGAATCGACAGAGGCCATTGCATGCTGAGTACAGAGGACAAGGTGGTCACCAAGACCACCAAGTCTTGCCGGTGCGGTAGCACCCACCTGGTTGAATTCGCATCGCTCAACCACAAGCGCTGCAACGACTGCCGCAAGCTCATCTACTGGCCGCTGTCCAAGGGCCAGGAACCACTCAACGGCTCGCACCGGGCGGGCCGCAAGAACAAGGACAAGACCCAATGAACATCAAGCGTATCGGAAAACACAGCCTGCCACTGCCTGAGCGCACCAAGGCCCGCGACTTCGGTTATGACCTGCGCACCACTCAGTCCGTCATGTTGGAGCCCGGTAAGCGCGTCACGCTGCCTACCGGCTTCGCCTATGAGTTCCTGGCAGACCAGGGTGCGCAGATCTGGCCGCGCAGCGGGCTGGCGGATCAGTACGGCATCGACGTGTTGGCCGGGCTGGTCGACGGCGGTTATCAGGGGGAAGTCAAAGTGATCCTGATCAACCACGGCCCTGAGCGGCTTGAAATTAAGGCGGGGGATAGAATCGCGCAGATGGTGATCGTTACCCGCGTTTCCCCGTCGTTCTTCGGGACTGAGCTGGTCGAGGTTGCAGAGTTCAACACGGCCTCAGACCGTGGCGCTGGCGGGTTTGGCCATACCGGCCTTGTGTAAAAGGTTCAATCTGATGTCCGGGGATAAATGACAATCCCCGGACGCCATCCATAAGTTTTATTCAAATAATGCTTTATGAAGTTCAGGGCATAATGATAATCTTGCGTCTTCACCAAAACGCCAGAGATAAACCGATATGCCCACCCTCCCACTCATGTTCAGCCGGATGTCGGCGGACCTGTTAGCGCACCGCATGCGCTTCCTGGCCTGCCCTGAAATCCTGGCTGACCTGTACGACATCAACCCTCCCGCTGATTTTGATCTGGAGCGCTGGGCCGACACCGCCCGCGCGCTGACCGAGGATCTGAAATCCGGGAAAGCAATCAACCCAAGCCCGGCCGCCATTGCATTGCTGGTCGAGTCCCTTGAAGGCAACAGCGTTATTGGCAAGGCGCCGACCAGTAAGCGCCCCGGCCTGATTCAGGTGGCCAGCATGATCGCGGAACGCTTGCAGCCCTACGCAGGGCGCTCTATCCATCCGGAGGTTCACTGATATGACCGTTCAAACTCTAATCCCGGCCGCCGGCAAACCTGATTGGGTTGGCGCCATGGTGGGTAACCCGCGCTTTGAATTCACCGCACGGCTGTGCACCGGCAACGACAAGCTGCGCCTGATCGCCAAGCACCTGCCGACCTGCACCACGGCCGAGCTGCTGGTGTGCGCGGTCGGTAACACCGACATGAATAGCGCCCGCGTCGAGCTGTGCGAGCAGCTGGTGGCCACAATGTTGGCAGAAGGCACGGTCGATCACGGCATCAGCCCGTTCGCCAAGCTGCTGCGCTGTGAGTACGCCAACCGGCTGATTGAAGTCATTTCCAGCTATGGACGGTTTTTTTTCTACTCCCGCCGGCATGACCGCGTGGCGCGCCTGCGCTTTGAGCAGCGCGTGTACCTGCATGACGAGCGTGGGGTGATGATCGAGGTCAAGGCGTCCGGCAAGTGGAAAGGGTTCAGCCATGGCGGCACGCTGCGTGATCTGGTCCTACAGATGCGCAATTACGTGATGCGTGGCGAGCGGATCGATCCGGCCTATCTCGGAATCGATCGCCAGATAGGCGCGGGCAACATTTGGGGCTATGAGCCTGAGCAGATGCGTTTGTGCCGTGAGGCGGCGCAGCAACTGCCGATTATCAACGTAGCGTCGTCGCTGGAGTGTGCCGCATGAGCATTCATCCCGGCCCAAAGCAGATTGGCCATATCCATGTGAAGTCCATGTGTGATGAGTGCGGGCGCGCCCGTAGCAGCGGTAACCACCAGAAATGCAGCAAACGGCGCCAGGTGCGCACCGCCGCGCTGAGGGCTGGGCAATGAGCGGCCTGACCGATGCACAACAGGATCAGGCCGAAGCCGCTGAGCTGCAAAGCTGGCTGGTGGGCAATGCCCGGTCTGTACGCCCCATGGCTCGTGCTGGGCTTATGGGGTGGGCGCTGGCGGCACTCAAGGCCAACCCGGCGCTGGTCGAGCTGCATATCCTTGAAGAGGTTTGCGCCTTCTACGCGAACGACGAGGACAGTTTTAATCGTGAAGGCGGGGAGCCTTTCGGTTCGATCCCTACGGAGGTCGGCATGAAAGCCCGCCAGGCCCGTGAGCGATTCATTGAGCGGGAAGAAAGCGCCAAGACGCTTAAGAGTTATAGCGCTTTAGAGTCAGAACAATGAAGCGGCGCGCAGAAGTACAGCCCGACCTGTTCGCCATGCCGGCCGAGACATCCAAGCCGGTACCGGTGGCGACCAAGGACAGCCAGGCGCTCAACGCGGCGTATGGCGAATATCTGGAGCACAGCATTCGCTATTACGTGCTCGATGCGCCGGTGGTCCCTGATAGCTATTTCGACAAGCTCTGCAAAACGCTGCTGGCCGGCTGGGATCAGGTGACGCACCGCTACAAGGATATGTGCGACCGGTCGGCGCTGTCGGCGGGTACCGGGTATCAGCTGCCGTTCCACAAATTGGACCCCGTGGTCTGGCTCTGCCGCCAGCACGGCGAAACCCCACTCAAAGACATCTACGGAATCGCCCCATGAATAACCAAGCAACCCCAGCCGTCGAAGTAGAGCGCCATAGCGCCACCACCCTGCGGTTTGCCACTGGCGACCTGGCCCAAGCTCAGTACGTGGACGCCAAGCACCTGGACGCCGCGCTGGCGCGTATTGCCGAGCTGGAAAAACCAGCCGAGTACCAATCTGCGCCGGCACAGCTGCACTTTCCCACCATGCTGCGCAAGATGTGGTCGGGCGGCGAGGTTCAGCAATGGCTTGAAGAGCAAGGCCCGCTTTACCGTCAGCCAATGCAGTACCAAGGCGATGCGGCAACACTCCAAAAGGTCTATGACGTGTTCGGCACGGGGCAGCTGGCGCGCACCCCCAGCACGCTGCTGACCTGTCTCGGCAATATGAAGCGGTTTTCTGATTACCTGCATGCCGTAGAGCGTGAGTTTCTAATGGTACCGGGCGAGTCGAGCGACGAGGACGAAGGCGGCGGGCCGGACGACGATTGCCTGGTGAATTGCTGGGGCGCCCCCTCGACAGAGAGCTACGTCGAGCAATTCCGCGAAGCCCTGGCCACGCTGGGCGAGCGCAATCCGGCGGCACAAGCGATTGCGAACGCTGGGCGGGTGGCGCACCTGTACAACTCAGGCGCCGGGATACTGGCCTGGATCGAGCAAGAGCGTAAAAGCCTGGCCGCCAGCGCTGAGGCCGGGGGGAAGGAATGACCAAGCGCCTCGTTTGGTTCGCGCCTCGTTACGGCAATGCCGGCGGCTGGCGCGAATGCACCGTAGACCGGTTCGGCGTGTGGCGCGGGCCGGGCGGAATGTACATGCCAGCGCCGAGCGCTGATCGGGTGAAAGAAGCATGAAAGCACTATCAATTCGCCAGCCATGGGCCTGGCTGATCGTCCACGGCGGCAAGGACATCGAAAACCGTAGTTGGCACACAAAGTACCGGGGGCGCTTCTTGGTGCATGCAGCCAAGGGCATGACGCGGGACGAATACACCGTGGCTTACCAGTTCGCCCTTGAGCGCGGAATTACCGATATGCCCCGCTTTGCCGAACTGCAACGGGGCGGGATTATCGGCTCTGTTGAGCTGGTCGACAGCCTGGACCATAGCGATTCGCCTTGGTACATGGGCCAGAAGGGTTATCTGCTGCGCGATCCTCAGTACCTGCCATTCATTCCGTACCCTGGCCAGCTGCAATTTTTCGAAGTGCCGAACCACCTACTGCCGCAAGGGACTGCAAATGTCTGACATCGATCCAGCCGAGTTTGTATTGCAGGACAGCCGGGGCAATACCGGTGACCGCCTGATGTTTTGGGCAAAGGACGGTGCCGGCTACACGACCAGCCTGGACAACGCCCAGCGCTACACCAAAGAGCAGGCCACCAAACAGAACGAGAGCCGCGAGTCGGATCTGCCGTGGCCGCTGGCGTATCTGGAGGCGCACGCGGAATGGTCGGTTGATCACCAGTACGTCAAGCCCGAGGAAGTCGCCGCCGAACTGGGTGAGGCAACCAAGGCGCATCTGTACGCCACTGGGCAATGGAACGGCAACGACCTGATATTTCTGACCGGCGACGGCGGGCTATCGGATGACGTGCGCAAGGCTGAGCCGTTCCCCGTGAATTTCGCCATCGCAAAGGCCGCGCAGCCGCACAACAACGTTACGGCTATCGCGCATCTGATGGCGGTGAGGCTGTCGCGCAAGGTGGTGGCCAGCAACAAGGTAAACCACCGGGAAGCGCTGCGCGGTACCGGGATTATGCTGGCCAAGGCGCCCCGCTATCGGTCGCGCTCGCGGTCAAGCATTCAGAACTGCGGCGGGTGCGGGCGTTTTGTGCCATCCCCGGTGTATGCCGACTGCTCGCACTGCGGGGCGGACAACGCGCCCTGACAGAGCAATCTAAAAGCGCTATAACATCTTAACGGCAAAGCGCCATAACGCTTTGCCGTTTTCATTTGAGTCATAGGAAAGGGCGGGCGGCATGCTTGAGGTAATAGGAACAGTGCGAATGAAGCGTTTCGCGGCCAACACGGCGGGGCGAGACTTTGCCGTGGGCGACATTCACGGCCACTTCACCCGCCTGCAAAAGGCCCTGGACGCGGCGGGCTTCGATCCGGAGCGGGATCGGCTATTCAGCGCTGGCGACCTGGTGGACCGTGGCCCGGAGTGCCGCGACGTTCTGGAATGGCTGGCCAAACCATGGTTTCACCCGGTGCGCGGCAACCACGACGACTACGTATGCCGATTCGACACCTGCGACATGGATAACTGGATCTATAACGGCGGCTCGTGGTTCGCGGGACTGGCGTGGGATGAACAGCGAGAGTTCGCCGTCCAGTTTGCCGAGATTCCTTTCGCCATTGAAGTCGAGACGCCTGGCGGCCTGGTGGGGGTAGTGCACGCTGATTGCCCGTTCCCGTCATGGGATCAATTGCGCCACGAACTGGAAGCGCCCGAGAGCAAAAAACAGCTGCGCCTGGTTCACAACACCTGCATGTGGTCGCGCCGACGTGTAGAGCTGGCCGACACGACGCCGGTTGAAGGGGTGCGGGCGCTGGTGGTCGGTCACAACCCACTGCTGGCGCCGCTGGTGCTGGGCAACGTCCATCACATTGATACGGGCGGCTGGCGCAGTGATGACCGGGGGTATTTCACGCTACTGGACCTTTCCACGCTGGCCACGTTCCCCGCTGCGCGGCCGGAGTTGCTGCCTGACTGGGAATAACGGCAAAACTCTATAGCGTCAAAACGTTAATGACACATTAGCGCTTTTATGTAATTATGCCGTTACTCCGCCAGAGATAAGGAACACCCGCAAATGGCTAAATATCTGCTGATCACCCGCGAGCTGCTGGCCGGGCTGCTCAATGACCTTGAGTGCGCCGTGCCTGAAATGCCGCCTTTGAAGTCTGACCCCGGCGCCCGGCGCAACCTGATCCGTCTGATTCTCAAGGGTGACGAATCGATCCATGCCCGTCCGGTACCGGCCACCTCTGAGGAAGTGCAACGGCAAATGGCCGAGCAGACCGAGCGCCTGCGCCATGCCGAGCGTTTGCTGCGCCGCGCCTTGCCGCTGATCGTCGAGGGTGGTCGCTACGTCGAGACGGGATCTGTGACGGACGCTGTAGAGCGTTTTTTGAAGACTGCGCACCGTGGGGGTGAGTTATGAGTACCGGACCAGTGCGCCACGACATCATGTTCAGCATGTCCGACGCATCCAAGGCGCGCGTGGACGGCCTGCTGCGCCAGTGCGGCCACACCAACCTCAATCTGTTGCTGGCGCGCGGTCTGGCGCTGGTGCAATGGGTTGAGGATCAGCAGGGCCAAGGTCGCTGCATTGCTGCCCTGACCGTTGGTGATGACATCCCCGAGGATGTGATCGAGCTGGAAGAGCGCCCGGAGCTGTTGAAGCCGGCGCCGCGCCCGCAGTCAATCGCGGCCCCTGTGAAGGCCGCCACGCCGGCGCCGGTGGTCGACACTCCCCCAAAGCCTGAGCCGGTGGCCACAACTGCGCCGGCCCCGACGGTTTCGGCTATCAGCCCTGAAAAGCTGGTACCGCGCAAAAAGAACCCGCCGCCGATCAAGCAGCCCAAGTACCGGGCGCCAAGTGGCCGCGAGCAGGTATTGCGCGCCCATATCCCCAACGATAACGGCCCGGTAAAGAGCCATACGTGGGTGCGCTGGCGGTGTGAGCAGGAAAACCGTCTGCCGCCGATCCTGATTGGTGATGACCGGGCGCTGCCGGGGGAGCTGAGCCTTGATCACCTCCCGGAACTGGAACGCATGCTGACCGACGCCCGCCACGCTTCGCACTTTGTGCTGAGCAAAGACGGTTTCCTGTTCTTCTACGGTTACCAAGCAGGCAATGGCAAGCGCGGGGGCTGGTGTTTTATCGAAGAGGGCTCTATGCAGATGCGCAAGGATGAAAGTTGCGAGGCCGGTCTGTTCGCGATTTTCCCGGTGGTGATGGCTGTCGAGTACCTTCGCCGTCTGGCCAGCCCTGCCCGTGCGGTGTCCATATGAGCGACCGTATGCGTTGCGCCTTTGAGGCGTTGTTGATCGACCAGCACAGTGAGCTGATGAAAGCCGCTGGCCACGCGTTCACCGACTCGATGCGCCAGAACCTGACGCGCCAGTTGGAGCAGGGGCGCCCGTATTACAGCTTTATTGAAGGCGGGGAGCAGTGGCCCGCCTTCCAAGCGGCCTGGAAGCTGTCGCGGGAGGCGCTGGTGATCACCTTGCCGGCGCGCGCCCAACCGATCAACTACCAAGGCCAACCGATTTACAGCATGAGCGGCGAAGGCCGAAACGCGGCGCTTGATGAAGTCCGCACCATTATCGAATCCGAAGGGGTAACTGTCAGTGAGTGAATCGAATAAGCATGTGATGGTCGGCGTAGAAATGGACGATGGCGGAAGCCGCCGCTGCCTTGGCTGTCGCCAGTTTGTTTACGGCAACCTTACCGAAACCCCGCCAGGTGAGTGCCCGACGCCGTACAAGTCGCCCAAGCAGCTGCTGGACGAGTCGGTGGCGCGTGAGGCTGCCCTGCGGGAAGAGCTGGCAGTCCTGCAACACTGGAGAGACTTGGCGCTCCAATTCGACAACCACCGCATGGCGGCGCTATGGCACTTGAAAGCGCTGCTGCAATCACAAGAGCACGCCGGCCCGGCTACCCATGCGGTGATGATTGATCCGAAGAATGGGCATTACGGGCGGGTGCTCTACAAGCATGCGGATGGCGGGTGGGTTTCGTCCCGCAAGGCCTCGGAGGCCGAAATGGAAGCCGCCGAGCGGCAAGACGCCATTTTGAGAACTTTCAGTGCCAGTGAGTTCGCCGCTAGCCCACCACCAGCGCCCGCATCCAAGTGGCGCGCTGATGGTGCCTCTGATCCTCATGGGGATAGATACGACTGTGAGCGCGCCGATCTATGCATGGGACATCTGACGGACGATGAGCTGGCCAATGCTGTGTACCTGAGTGGCGATCAAAGCCAAGAAGAGCGATTGCACTGCATGCTGTCGGGGCTGCCGACCTCTACCGTATATTTGACCGCTGCCAAGGATCGCATTCGGTGGCTGTCGCGGGCGCTTGAGAAGGCCTTGGCTGAGAAGGGTGAACAATGAGAATCGTTAATCGCGAGACATTCCTGGCCATGCCCGAGGGTACGGTGTTCTCAAAGTACGACCCGAGCATCATCCGGGAGCCCATGGTTAAGGCTGAGTCCATCGGATCAGAGGGCAAGCTGATCGACTTTCGCTATACGAGCCTTACCGATGAGGTGGATTGCAGCGGATCGTTTGAGCGTGACGGCATCATGGATTTGGCCGAGATTGAGGGCGCGCCTTTCGCCCTGCACTTCAATACGCTGTGCCGTGACGGCGAGTTTGACCCTGATCAGCTTTTCGCAGTGTGGGAGCGTGACGACGTGCGGGGGTTGGTTGCGAGGCTACAGACGGCGCTGGCGGACGGCTACACGCCCGAGGGTAAGTCGTCACCTCAGCAAGAGAAAATGCAGCAGCTGGCGCAAACCAATCCTATCGTTAAGGGTTGCCTGGATATGCAGCGCGACCCGAGCGTTTGCTATGAGGATGCGCTGGAGCTGATGGTGATCGCGCTGGCGGAACAGAACGCGGCGGCCATGGCTGAGCTGACGACCATACGCCAGCGAGGCTTGCCGCCCACGGTGATCGTTACCAGCCAGGAGCAGGCCGACCAGATCCACGCCAGCTACGTGGAGGCCGGCGAGGCTGAAGGCGCCAAGAAGTTATAGAGTTAAAGCGCCTTAACGTCACAACGAAAGCCCGTCTTTCCACCAGGTGTAAAGGCGGGCGTAGGAGTTTCGCAATGAGTGCATACGTCAATGAAAGGGGCCGTATCCAGTGCGGCGACCAGCAATTCTTTACCGGTGAATGCGTAGCGGTGTTGATGTCTGGCGAGTGGGTAGAAACGCGCATTGAGTTCGACCATGAGGCTCAGGCGTTTTACTCGGTTGATGGCTTCGACCTGGTGGGCCAAGAAGTCCGCCGCCACCGTGCTGATGGCGATTACCGCCCGACTGATTAATGATAAGGAAGTACTGCAATGCCAATGATCGACAGCGACAAATTCAAGCAGGCCAGCAATGAGGTAGACGCCGCTATGGTGGTGATGAGACGAACAGCGGATGTTCTGAGAGGTACAGGCGCCAATGGGGAGGGGGCAAAGGAGGCTATTGCGGCTAGCGAAGCGGCTACCAAGGTTTTCCACGAGAAGGCCGCGACCCTGGCGTTCATGGTGGGCCGCGAGATTTCCGAGGCTGAGCGCGCTGCTGGGTAACAACTGATAACGAAAGGAGCCCCGCCCGATCTGGTGCCGGGGCTTTTTTATGCCCTGCAATCAGATAAATACATAAAAATGATGTATTGATATTTGAGGGTTGTGTATAGTGACGCCAAGCCAGGATTAGCCAGTCAGGTACAAGGGCATGTCGGATACCAAAAACGTCGTAGAGATAGGCGAGCTAAGGCTTGCAAGGATTGAGGCGGGCTACATTCGCCAGCGCGAAGGCTGCCAGCACCACCGTCTGGAAATGGACGAAGTGGGCGAAACAGTCATGTGTTTGGACTGTAACAAGCAAGTATCCGCGTACTGGGCTCTCGAAAAGCTCCGGAAGTTTTGGGGCGATCATTCGAAGAAGTACAAGCGCGAGCTGGAGGCGGTACAGGAAGAGCGTGGCGCGGTCCTGCACCTGACGGCGGCCAAGAAGGTCGAGGCGGCTTGGCGCAGCAAAACGACGGTGCCGAGCTGCCCGCACTGCCGTCGCGGCATCTTTCCCCATGACAACCTTGGCGGCGCCACGGTACAGCGCCGGTTTGAGGAAGGTCTGCGGGATCGTGAGCGCGCCGACAGCATTGCGCAGGGTTTGCCGCATGTGGCGAAGCTGTTACCGGGCAAGCCCCCAGCCAAAGCCAAGAGAGTCGCCCCCAAACCGCGCTCCAAGGTGAAACCGCGTCCGGTGTGGGCCAACGCCCCGGCTTGGGCCGAATGGCTCACAGGCGACGTTAAGGGCCGTTGGGCGTGGCACCAGATCGAGCCCTTTGAGGTTTCGAGCGAATATCACAGCGGCTCCATGAGTGAATTCGCCGGCACTACGCTGGCGCCTGCTGATGGGGCTGGCGTCAAAGAGAAGCGCCCACGGGCTGAAACGCTATGACCTCCCCAGTCATTACCCGTAACCACACTGGCCACCGAGTGGGCGCCTGTCACCAACACGCCAAGCTGACCACCACACAGGTCAAGGCTATCCGTGCCGCCTACAGCACCGGGGGCTGGAGCTATGCCAAGTTGGCCGGTGTGTATGGCTGCGGAGTCTCGACAGTGCGGGACATTGTTCTACTTCGCACCCGCTGGACCGCATAACAACCAATCAACCAACCGAACGAGCTGATACCACCATGAACGACGAACAACGCGCCAAGCTGGAGGCCAATGTTTCCGATTGGCTGAAAGACCACGCTTACACTGAATTAACCAATGCGAATGGCGTTGAGGTGTGGCGCTGCCAGAAGCCCGGTAGCCACAATCTGGCATTTGATATCTGTGTGACCCGCTACGGCACGGCGGTATTTGGCGATATCGGGCACCTGACATTCGATATCGACGCCAGCTATGGCCTTCGGTACCTCGCTAATACCTGCATGCACAACCTGCACGGGAAGCTGGCGGCGTCCTGCAAGGAAGAATGGATAGACAAGGACGCGATCCTTGAGACGGTCAGCGGTTGCATCTATGAGGCGCTGGATGAGGAAGAGTTCGAATATCCAGGTGGGATGGATATCCAGGCGTTGATTGGTTGGTTGGACGCTATGACCAAGGGGCGCGAAGACTCGGATTTACCATTTGATGAGTGGTCTGATCTGCTGGAGCGTATTGGTCGCTTCGACGAGGGCACTGGCCGCGACATCGTGCCGGCCTTTGACCTGCTATCCGAAAGCGAAGATCTGTTGCGCACCAGCGACCTATGGGAATCGACATTCGCCAAGCCCTCCGATCACGTCTGGCGCAAACTGTTCTACGTCCGCCACGCTGCCAACGCAATCATGGCTCAGAAGGCTGCTGCCGAGGACGCTGCACTGGCACCAGAATACTGCTACTCCATGACGACTGATGAGCGTTGGAGTGACGACGGGCTGGCGGCATATGTGAGTGACCATGAATTAACTATGGGCACTGTGATCCGTCGCGGGGTGATTTCCCGAAGGAGCGCAAGCAGCTTCCTGCCTGATGCCAGTGACGTGATTCAGCACATGGCGAACGCAGCTCATGACGATAACAGTGAGTTTGCCGACAACTTTCCCGACACCACCAAAAAGCAGGAAGCCGAGCTTGAGCGCCTGTTGAAGCCGTTGCAAGCCTGGGCCGACCGTACCTGCGATGTGAACTTTTACAACGTCGCCGGCGATAGCATTGAGTCCTATGTCGTGACAGCTGAGGACGTGGCCGCCGGTGAGGCGTACCGCAAGACCCTGGAAGCCGAGGTGGCGGCATGAGCATTGCCATTAAGCGGCTACTGGTGATCACGGCTATTTCTTGGGCCTTGGTTGGCTGCAAGGTCGAGCCCCCTCCTGAGGTGTCCAGCGCTGGCGCCAAACCTGATCGGATGATGGAAGAGCTTAAGCGGTACCAAGAGCAATATGAGGCCATGCCGGGCTCCAAGATTCTGACCACTTCGCGGGCTCTGGTTGTCACTCGGGACAAGGCGAACGGCGTTACCTGCTGGTCCCCTTCCGACTACGACCGCTCGCTGTCCTGCCTGCCTGATTGGATGCTTGATAGACCGGAGAAAGCGCAATGACCACTGTGAAGACGGCTGTTGTCGAGACGGAAAATCTGGAAGGGCTGGCGCTGAATTGGGCTGTAGCTAAGGCGCTGGGCTGGGTGGACTACCCCGAGGACTCGATAGAGCAAGGCCGCTGGTGGTACACCGATCCGTTAAAAGCGCCATTCTGTGCTCGCATCGCCAAAATTGATTGGATGCCTACCAACGACTGGCGCCAGGCCGGTGATCTGGCTGACGACCATATCAAGCGCATGGGTGACTGTTCCGCGCCTGTGAATGGCTGGGATGCGATCCCCGAGGGCAAGCAATACTTTGCGATGGCGCATAACAACGAGTTCGCCACTGGCGCGACAAAACGTGTCGCGGTGTGTCGTGCTGTGGTGCTGTCCAAGCTGGGGACGTCGGTGGAAGTGCCGGTCGAGCTGGTGGGGGTGTCGCAATGACCGATAAATCCCGTGAAGAGTTTGAGGCCCGGTGCCGGGTGCTGGCTGTGAAGCATTACCGCTATGCGCAGAGTGAGACGGCGCTGAGAACGCTATTCGAACGCCGCACCGATGGCGCCTACGCGATTGACTGGGTAGATGGCGCATGGATTGGCTGGCAGGCAGCTATGGAGGCAGAGCCGGTGATTTCTATCGATCCGCCAGACCTTTCCGGCCTTGAGGATCGAATCAAGGCGATGGCCGAAAAAGTGAGACTCCAAGTAGAGCCGCGCCATTTCGTGGTGCAGATGCCTGATGCTCATTCCTACACGGTGCCAGACGTTGCTGGTGCTGCAATTCTCGACTGTATGACTGCCATCCAGAAGGCTGGCGGCAAGGCGAAACTATGATTACCGATACCGTGCTTGTGGACGTTGCCACCAAGGATCTATCAGGGGCTGCGCTTGATTGGGTAGTGGGCGTGATCGAAGGCGCCACGCCGCTGGCGGATGGTCGCTTACAGTGGGTGGTTGGTGGGTATGAGGTGGACTACACGCCTGGCCAAGTAAACAACCCGTACATGTTGCAGCACCGTGGGTATGGCTATTGCCCGTCTACGGAATGGCGCATTGGAGGCCCGCTGATCGAGAAGTACCGTGTTGACCTGCATTATCCGCATGGCCTTCCAGGTCGAGGGTGGTGGGCTCAGGCTGGTACTCACTCGCAGGACAATCCACTGACCGCCATGGATGCGACACCGCTTATTGCCGCCTGCCGCGCCATTGTCGCCGCAAAGCTTGGCGATATCGTCAAAGTCCCTGCCTGCCTGGTGCTGCCATGAAAGTGTTTGAAATTGAAGTGACCGTAACGGCGGTGGTGGCGGCTGAGAGCGAAAGCGCGGCTGAGCTGTGGGCGGAACGGAACATGTCCTCGATTTGCAGTGAGCTGACTACGCAAACCACAAGCAGCCGTGAAATCAAGACCCGCGCCGACCTGGACACGGTAGAGAACGGCCAGTGGAACGATGCCTGCCCGTATGGCCTGCCGTCTGGTGATCAGCGCCTGATCGTCGATCTGCTGCCATTCGATCCGACCGCGCCGTATCGCTGTGAGAGCACCGTGGACATGTTTTCAGCCAGTCCGGCGGTGCTCGATGCGTAACGTTTACCGCTACACCCGAGGCAAGCCTATGACGCTGGCCACCTATGAGGACGCCGAGAAGCTGGCCGGGTTCCGCCTGGATCGTCGCAGGCATTACCTGATCGATGGTAGCGAGGTACAGGAGCAAGGCCGGTTCACCCTGCGCTGCTCCGGTTGCTGCTGTGGCTGTGAAATGGGCGGGTGTGGGTGTGGCAATGGTGGGTGTCGGGAGTGTGGCTATACCGGCCGGACGCGCCATGTCGAGTGGGGGCCGGTGGCCAGGCCGGCGGCGTGACTCGCTCGATTCATGCAAAGGGCGCCCGTGCTGGCGCCTTTTTTGTGGGGAAAATACGGACATGACGAAACGATGGATCAGCGAAGAGCATTTGAAGAGCCTCCCGGCGGACATGACGCGGCGGGCGCTGGGCGGTGCTGCTCCCGCTCCTACAGTCCGGAAAGCCCCGAGCAGGGGCGCGGCCAAGGCTGTGCAGATTCCCGAGCCGGTGACGGCCAGCAAGCCCGCTCCTACAGCCAAGCAGCGTATGCAGGCCAAGGGGCGCTTGCCGAAAGGAGTGATGAACGCCACCGAAACGAAATACGCGGCGCACCTGGACGAGTTGAAGCTGGCCGGGGATGTGGTGTGGTGGCGTTTCGAACCCGTAAAGCTGCTGTTGGCTCCGCTCACAACGCTGACGCCTGATTTCATGGTGCAGCTGGCGGACGGTACGGTTGAGCTGCACGACGTGAAGGGGGCGAAGGCGATCTATGAGGATGACGCCAAGGTCAAAATGAAGGTCGCCGCCAAGGATTACCCGTTTGTGTTCCGCGTGGTGTTCCCGAAGGCCAAGAAGGATGGCGGGGGTTGGATCATCGAAGAGGTTGGCGCGTGAGTGAGCCCTTGCCGGCGGTGGTGGTCGAGGCCCACGAAAAATATGTTAGCCATATCATGTTTTGCCGAGATTGTTTTGCACCAAAAAAGCGCCATTGTCTTACAGGATTGCCGTTGCGCATTGAGTACGACGCGCATTTTTTAATGGCAATTTCCGATGTTCGGCGGCGCCGAGAGCTGCTGTACCGCGAAACCTACCAAAACCCCGCAAACGCCGAAGGGCTCAAGGCCCGCGTGATAGAGCTGTACAACGAGACTGTCGAAAAAGCGCAATAAGTTGTCAATATTGCGGCGCCAATAGCCAACTACTTACGCCTTTCTCGCTTGCCAAATGTATAGGGATACTTTCTAATCGCCGACGTTGAAACGTGCCGGGGAGGGTGCTTTAGATGGACGGGGATAAACCAACCGCTTCGAAGGCGACAGAGCAAGCCGAACAGCCGGGCACCGCCCCAGGCGCGGCTCTTTCGTTGTTTGATGAGTCGGAAGACTTGGGGGTTGGCGCTGGCATGAATGAGCGCCGGCGCGCCGAGGAAACCCGCCTGATGGGCATCATGGGGTGCAAATTGCGCCGAGCGCGCAAGGTGGCCGGCTACAGTGAAAGTGCCGCTGCTTTGGCGCTCGCGCAACAAGGCGTAACGATGATCAGCTTGTACGAGAATGGCCATCGTCTGCCGTCCCTGGCGAACCTGCGTTTAATGGCACAATTGTACGGGGTGACGACTGATTACCTTCTTGACATGCACGACGACATTCTGGCTGAGCCGGAAGAAGGCAATCAGGCGGTACTCAGGGGGATTATCAGCACCGCATTAATGGGCCAGTTCGGGCAGTTCGTCGACGGCCTGACTCGCCGCAACGCCATCATGATCGAGGCACTGAGCCTGGATCGCGCTCTTTTGTCCAACCTGGCCGTCGTCGCCACGGATCTGGTCAGTGCTCTAAACGTTGTCAGAACCCATGCCCCCGAGTTCGAAGAGATTCGGGGAGGTGCAAAGCTCGTCCGTTTGGTGGGTGAACTGCATGGGAGTATGTCGGAACAGATACGCCGCCGAGCGCGGGAGGAAGCGATGGCTGATTACGAGCCCATCCATCCTGCGCCGGAACAGATTGCAAAGCAGGTGCAGCAGATTTTGTTCTAGAGGTATCAGGTGCTGGAGAGGTGGGGGTGTATAGCCATGCGTGGCCCCTACTGGCGTGACCAGCTTGTCAACGGTGGCAGTGGTACCCCCTCAAACCGAACTTCGGCGGTTTGAGGGGTCTTTAACGGGGTTACGCATACCGGAGCGCTTTGAAAAAGAGCGCTGCGGTATGCAGTAGGCCGAAAGGCGGCAAGCATGGCGGGGTTATCTTTGACCCGTTGAGGCGCCAGTAACGCGGGTTGACCATGCGCCTAAGCGCGTTACCTGCTGCACCCTAATTTGCTTCGGCAAATAGCCTGGCCCGCTTAAGGGGCGCATTCAAAAGCGTTATGCGGTCGCTCGTTGTGGTGGTCGGGTGTGTGGTTCGCACCGGGCTATGGTGCCTTTAGACAGTGCGCCGGAACATCACAGCATGGATAACCGACAGGAGGAGGGCACTTACCTGCCTTTGCGGCGCCGGTCAGCAGCGTTCCGTTGGCTGATAGTGGTGGGGATCCAGGATCCACGCCCAAAAGAATAGCCCGCCCTGCGGGCTATTTTTTTAACGTGAAGCGCAAGAGGTTGGCCGTGTTGCCACGGCTGATAGCGAACTTATTACGCATGAGGTGTAGGGATGCCGCGCAAGCCAGAGACTGATAAACCTGCCGTGTCGAGGGATGATTTATCCCCGTCCGTGGCTACTGCGCGCCCTCGCAAACCTGCTAAACCGCGTGGAGTTAAGGCTAACAAGGTGGAAAGCAGCAAAAAGCCGGCCACCACGGAAGCCAAAAAGCCGGTTAAAGCGGCGGCGAAGCCAGGGGCAAAGGCTGCAAAGCCGGCGACTAAGGGCACCAAGCCCAAGGTGGGCACGACCGCGATAAAGAACCCGGTAAAGCTCAGCCTGAAAGAGCGCAAAGCCATGGAAATGGCGGCTTTCCAAGGGTTGGACGCTCGCCAGGCGAAGTTTGTCGACCTGTGGTTAGTGACCTACAACGCGAGCCAGTCCTACCGGGATGCGGGCTTTACCTGCAAGAACGACAACGTGGCCTCAGCGGCTGCCAGTCGACTGCTAAGTAAGGTTAAGAACCACCCCTATACCCTGGCGCGCCAGGTCGAGCTGTTTGCACGCACGGCCGACGTTCAAAACCAGCTCATTGCCACCTATCACGCGGCGTCGTTTGCCGATCCGCGTGAGCTGGTCGAGTACGTGCGTCGGTGCTGCCGCTACTGCTACGGCATCGACCACAAGTTTCACTTGCGCCCGAGTGAAATGGAGCGCCGCCGCCAGCAGTACGAGGCCGATAAAGCCGCCGCCGAGGCCGAGAGCAAGACCATTGGCGAGTTTGATGAGCTGGGGGGCATTGGCTACGACGGCCGCAAGCCACCCAATTACGATTGCCCTGAGTGCGACGGTGAAGGCGAAGGCCGGGCGCTGTTCAAGGACACCAGCAACCTGTCACCAGCCGCCCTGACGCTGTTTGAAGGCGTGAAGGAAGGCAAGGACGGGACCGAACTCAAGGTGGCCAGTCAGAAAGGCTACCGCGACTCCCTGGCGAAGCTGTTCAACATGAACGTAGAGCCGGCCGTAGCTGTGACATTGGCCGTCAGCGACGAGCAGCTGGACGAAATCCTGGCTAAGGCCCAGGCGAACACCGAGGCCAACCGCGCAGCCATGGCCGGTCGGGCCGAAGAGCTGGCCAAGATAGGGATCGTGAATTGAAGCCTTGCAGCCCTACAGCGGACCAGGTGAAGCAATCGCGCTCTACCACCGGCCTGAGTCAGCGGGCCAGCGCCGCGCTGATCCATGTCAGCCGTCGCGCCTGGCAGACCTACGAAGACGGCTCTGTACCGATGAAGATCGGCCTGTGGGAGCTGTACCAGTTCAAAACCGGACAAATATGGGTTCGTCCGCTGCCGTTGAAGGCAGAGAAGCGGGCGACATTACGCCAAGGCAGGCGAGAAAACTTAACGCCATTCAAGGCTAAGTCACAGGAGTAGTAACAATGCAGAACGTAGCGGCTACAACGACCATTGTTAATGATACCGGCCTGGTGAGTGCGGAGCAGATCCCGGCATTCCGTGCATACCTGGTGGAAAGCGGCCTGCGGGTGCGCGATTCGGGGGCTGGACAGTTTTTCCACGTTCAGGTGCCCGGTGGTACTCGCTGGCTGCCGATTGAGCGCGGCCGTGCGGGTGCGCCGGTAACCCCCCAGCTGCTGCGCTCCTATGTTGACGGCTTTCTCAGAACGCCATTGAATACCGCCGTTGGCCAGGTCCGCGCCGAGCGTCAAGCGGCCGAGCGTGCCGTGGCGCGTGCGGCCTTGGACTTGCCGCGTGAGTGCGCACCAGCCCCTGAGCACCAGCCGCTCCATGAGCAACGTAAGGCCTTTCGTGAATCACTCAAGACAACCACTGCTCAGCTGGTCAGCACTCAAGGTGTGTCGCTCAAGTCGACGGGCGATGCGCAGTACCTGAGCGACCTGCGCGACGACTTCGCCCTGCATGCGCCTATCCCTCCTTTGGGGAAGCATCCCACTGAGCAAGAGCTGGAGCAGCATGTTATTCGCCGCTGGGAGTACGCGGACTTGATGATCAAACATCGCACCACCCAGGCCGGGGATTGACCGGGAGTATACAAACCCATGCTTTGCCGTTACTGCGGCGGGGATAGGGTCGTGTGGCGCCCTGCGGGGCGTTCGCGCGGTCCCCATACCCTTTGCCAGGACTGCAAGCGTCGGAACTGTGAGCGGGGCACCAGCGCCCTGCCTCACGGCGCCCACGAATGCACCCGCGCCCAACTTCAATTGAAAATGCAGTGAGTCCCTTATGAGTCAGCCAGAGAGCAAGCCACGCGCCACCAACCTGCACCGGGAAACTCGCCTGATGCGCCTGCGCCACGCCAACACGGTGCTGGCCGAGATAGCCAAGGTCGGCACCAAGATGTGGGCGAACACCGACGGCGACTTGTGCCGGTTGCGCCTGACCGTGGACGGCCGCGTCCATTTCCGCGACCACAACCCGGAAACGCCGACCATCGACCTGCACAGCACTGCCAAGGGCGCCAACGGCTTCTGGCTGGGGTTCCCCTACAAGGGCTCCGAGGCGGTGGTGCTGCGCGGCCTGCGTGACTATGTGGCGCACGGGACCAAGATTCACCGCACGTTACTGGTGCCGCTGGTAAACGGGCGTCTGGCGCGAGGTTATACCGCCGCCGACGTGGCGTTGATTGAGGATCGGTTGAAGTTCGTCCCGATCCTGGTGGAAGAGGGGCGCAGCTGATGTCGCTCTTCTTGAACCGGGCTGATTTTGAGTATGCCGCGCGCCAGGCCGGTATCACGGACCTGGAGCAGGTCGGCCCCGAGTACGTCAACGACCACACACAAGCGGCCTATGCGGTGTGGAAGAGCGTGGCGTTTCCGTTTGGCGACCGTGGCGAGCCGCCGCTGGCGTGGGTGAACCGTCGCGGCGGCAAGGCGGTGGGCATCGTCCTACAGCGCCCGACCGGTCCCGAGTCGCCGAGCTGGCCAAAGCGTCGAGCCTTGGGCTATGAGCCGGCCATGCCGCTGCATGCGAACGTTCCGGGGGTGAGCCCGGAAGTGATGGCGGCGCTCAATGAGCACAAGCGCCAGCGCGAGGAAGAGGGCTATACGCTGGCCACCGACCTGGAGCAGTACCAGGCCGGCGAGCTGGCGCGTGCAGCGGCGTGCTACGCGATGCAGGCGGGCGGTGTGTACCCGATGCGCTACACCAGCTTCTGGCCGTTCAAGTCGAAAATCAAAGTGTGCCCGCCAGCTGAGGCGCTGACCAAGGCGGTGGCGCTGATCTTTTCCGAGCTGGAGCGCGCCAAGTTGCTGGAGGCGTCCCGATGAGCCTGACACCGCTCTATGAGGATGCGCGGTGGCCAGCGTTCATCGAGCGTTACGCCAACGACCTGTGCGCGTTTGCCGCTGATGTCTTCGGCATGGAGGTAACGCCAGCACTCGCCCACGTCTACTGCCTTGCCTCGCTCCCTGGCTGCCGTGTGTCCATCGCCACCGACATCGACCTGCATGGATGGGATGGCATCAGCCCGATGGCGCCTATCGCGATCTGGCGCCTGCTGTGTCGCCCCGAATCCCAAACCCTGGTGGTCATTCCTCATGGAGGCGGCCGTGCACGTAAGCAGCAATACGTGCGCTTGCTGACTTGGATGGTCGAGGGCTCCCATAGCTGGTTGCGCGCCTATATCAGCCTTGACGCTCACCAGATCCACCTGAGGCGCCAGTCCATGGGCGCGAAAATCCGGTTCCTCTGTGCCGACGCGAGAATGCCCGAGGCGCTGGCCGGCTTCTACGGTGAGCACGTTTGCTGGCTGATGGAGGAAGCCCACGACATCCCTGATGCGTGTTTCTACATGGCGTGCGCCCATATGACCGATCCGGGCAACGGCATGGTGCTCACCAATAGGCCTTGGCGTGAGTCGGGGTATGCGGCCGCCACACGCGGAAAGCTGAGCAAGGACCAGGGCGGGCCGTGGGACGTTTGCACCCTGGAAGGCGCGCAAAGCGGGCGGTAAGCGCCAACAAATCGAGCGTTAAGGTGTCAAGGGCCGGTAATTCGGCCCTTTTTGCGTTTTAAGGGATGGCATGGCCAAGGCGAAGAAAGAAAAACAGTTGGTGCTCGACGCGGATCCGCGTTGGCCCGCGTTCGTCGCCCGGTACGCCTTCGAACAGTACAAGTTCGCGGTCGAAGTCTGCGGCATGGGCATTGTGGGCAAGCCTGTAACGCACCAGCAGAAGGAACTATTCGACGAGGCATCGCCCTATGGTTGCCGGGTGTCGGTGGCGTCTGGCCACGGGACTGGAAAAACGAGATCCTTCGGCGTTATCGCCCTGTGGCACCTGCTCTGCTATCGCAACTCCAACACCTACATCACCGCGCCGAAGCTCAAGACGGTGCGAGAGGGTGTGTGGAAGGAAATCACCACCCTCAAGGCGCAGATCGAGAAAGGCCCGCACGCCTGGATCGCGCAGTACATCACCATCCAGGCCGAAAAGGTCTACATCAACACCAAGTCGGCGATCTGGTACGTCACCACCCGTACAGCGCCACGCGGCTCGCCTGAGAACCTGGCCGGTACCCACGGCGACTATCTGATGTGGATGGCGGACGAAGCCTCAGGCATCCCGGACGAAAACTTCGGCGTTATCGGCGGCGCCCTCACGGACCCGCGTAACCGGTTCATCATGGCCAGCCAGCCAACCCGTAGTAGCGGGTTCTTCCGTGACTCGCACCATAGCAAGAGCAAGCGCCAGGGCGGGGCGTGGACAAGCCTCACGTTCAGCTCCGAAGAGAGCACGCTCGTGGGGATCGAGTTCATCAAGGAAAAGCTCATTCAGTACGGTGGGCGCGATGAAATGGAATACCAGATCAAGGTCCGGGGCATGTTCCCGACAAACTCAAGCAAGTACCTGCTCAGCCAGGCAGCCCTTGAGCGCGTCATTGAAGGCCCGAACGTCATCCTGCCGGGCGAGGCATACGGTCACCTGATCGTGGTCGACGTGGCGGCTGGCGTAGGGCGAGACAAGACCGTGGCCACGCATATGAAGGTGATCGGCAACGGGGATCGAATGACCGCCGACCGGCGCCGGATTGAAGTGGTGGGCGTGCCGGTCTACACCAACACCGAGGACTGGACACCGGTGGCGGTCAAGGTGCTGGACTACGCCGCGCAATTCTCCAACGTGACGATCATCGTCGACACCAACGGCATGGGTAACCAGTTCCTCAAGCGGCTGATAGAGCTGTCGGGCGGCGGTATCCATGCCAAGGGCGTGCGCTGGGGCGAACTGCCGTTCTCCAACGACTACCGCAAGCGATTCCTCAACCAGCGGGCGCAGTGCACCGTGCACGCGGTCGAGGCGATCAAGGACGGCGTGGTACGCCTGTCGAGCCAGTACAAAAAGGATCTGATCGACCAGGGCAGCCGTATTCCTTACTTCCTGGACGAGCTGGGGCGGTACCACATCGCCCGCAAGCAGGACATGGCCGCCGAGGGTCTACCATCCCCCGACCTTTTGGACACCATCGCCATGGCGTTCCTGGAGTCGGCGGACTACGTTCCTGCGCAAGGCGAAGCCGTCAGCCTCAGTACGGACAGGCGACAGGCCGCACTTGATGCTGCCCGCGAGGCTCTTGCCGGAATCACTTAAAAACAATGTTTTGATAATGGCTATTCCGCTGATATGCTGGCGCCCGCCCCACATACTCGGAATAAACCTTATGAGTAAGTCCACCTCAGCGCCGGCGCCGATCACAACCGACCACCTGGCCAGAATCAAGCAAGACGCCGAGCGCGGCATAGGCGCCAGTTCCGGCGATACCCTGCATCTGCTCGCCGAGACAAAGAGAATGACCGCCGTTGCGTATGGCGCCCATGGTGCATTCCGCATGGAAACAATGCAGGAACGCGATCAGCTCAAGGCTGAGAACGAACGCCTGCGCAATCTGCTCGCCGAAAAGGTCGTGACCTCCACCATGCTGACCGGATTGGTTCCGGGCGATGGCGGTATGACGCTGGGCTTTGAAGGCGGCGCATGCGGCATGCTGGCTCAGGTGTTCGGCGATCAGTTCTATGAGAGCAAGGCCATCAACTATCTGGAGCTGCGCTTTGACAGTGCCACGCACCCGGAACTCGGCTCGCTGGTTGTCACCCTGCAACGGGTAGAGGGCAAGACGCCGCACCAGTGCCGCGTAGAGGCTGAGGCTAACGCTGAGCGCTACCAGAAGCTGCGCGATGGCGGCTATCTGGACAACTGGGTAAACCTGCACGTATGCGATGAGCACCTACGCGCCAAGCATATTGACCAAGCTATCGACCACTCAGTGCGCGGGAGGAAGCCATGAGCGCCATGATCTGCCGCAAATCAATGCAGCCCTGCCAGACGCCGGGTATGTGCTCGCCCCACGGCGGGTGTCCGGCTCCTGTCGCCGCTCCTATCGCTGGCGAGCTTTCTTTCGTGCTGGAGGGCATCGGCTTCGCCGGGTTGCCGCTGGCGCGCGTAGCCCAGTACATGACGACGCTCGCTGAGCTGGTGGGTGATACAGCGGTGTTTGTCCGCATGACCAATAACGCAATCGTGTTCGTCGATGGTGGCGCGCAATGAGTGAGGACGCACTGGCGGCGCTGGTAGTCGGCTACATGGCCGGCTGTCTTATCACCCTGCTGTCAATGGACATGCCACGCCATGAAACCTATCTGTTTCGTCGTATCGCCGTGTGGCCGCTGTACTGGGCCTATCTGCTCGTAAAGATGGGTTTCATGCTGGCGCATGAGGTGCGGCGATGAACCGTCGCCCTGTTAACGCCACCGCCGCCCGCGTGGTATCCGCTGGCACTCACTACAGGCCGAACAAGCGCCACGGCTCGCAGGTTTTCGAGGTGTGCCCGCCGATCCGTCAAGCGACAAGGCGCGATAGAAGCGTGCCGGGCTACAGCGATCTGGCTGGCGTGCGGCGCGGGCGCTTGGTCGCTATAGGCCTGTCAGAGGGCGCCGCGCTCAAATGGGTGATGCGCTGCGATTGTGGCGCCTACGTCATCCGAACCAACAAGGCCGCCCGCAACGAGGCGAACACCGCCGACGCGTGCGAAGAGTGCTTGCACGTAATGTATCTCAAGCGCTCCGAGTTTTACCGCCGCACCGGCAAAGACACCGAACTGAAAACATTCATCTAACCCCCACAACCCTGAGGAATCACCATGCCTGTAATCAATAGCGCCATTCACAAGATCGACAAGAAGCCAGACGGCACGCCTGCCATCCTGCATATCAGCGATAAGCCGCTGGTCGAGACGCTGGCGACCGATCATCTGTTGCTTGATTTGAACACTAGTTACAACGCCAAGGCCGGCAAGGGCTGGGGGTTCTTTCACCCTGAGTCTGGCGCCTACCCATTCAGTGGCTGGCTGAAAGGCTATTGCGCCGGTGACAAGACGTTTACCGAGTTCACCAGGTCCGCCGTTGAGCATCTGACCCAGCTACTGGAAGAGTCGAACCTGTCCACGGGCGGCCATGTGCTGTTTGCCCACTACCTGCAAGGCATGACGGAATACCTGACAATCGCGCTCCTACAGCAAAGCGATGCGGTGACGGTGAGCGACAGCCTTGAGGTAACGCCGATCCGCCGGCTGGACCTGGACCAGATCCACCTGGCCGCCCGGATCAACCTGAGCGAGTGGAAGAGTAATTCTGCGTCGAAGCAATACGTCTCTTACATCAAGGGCAAGAACGGCAAGAAGGCTACCGAGTATTTCCGCGACTTCATTGGCTGTCAGGAAGGTGTCGACGGCCCTGGCGAAACCCGCACGCTGCTCAAGGCATTCAGTGACTTCGTGGAAAGCGAGGATCTGCCAGAAGAGTCGGCGCGCGAGCGGACCAAGACCCTGATCGATTACGCCACCAGCCAGACGAAGCTGGGCGAGCCTATGAGCCTGGCTGAGCTGTCGGAGCTGATCGACGAAGAGCGCCCGAAAGCCTTCTACGATCACATCCGCAACAAGGACTATGGCCTGTCCCCTGTGATTCCGGCCGATAAGCGCACCCTGAATCAGTTCCGCCGCTTCACCGGGCGCTCTGACGGCCTGTCAATCAGCTTTGAGGCGCACCTGATGGGCGACAAGATTGAATACGACCAGGCCGCCGGCACACTGATGATTAAAGGTCTGCCGACTCAGCTCACCGACCAGCTCAAGCGCGCACAGGATGCCAAGGCATGAAAAAGAGCAAATCAATTCAAGCGGTGATCCGCCGGGCCCGAGCACAGGGCCGCGCTGAGGCCGTCACGATCTTTAGCAGCATTTGCCCTGAGGATGGGCTTGATCAGTACATAAGCTGCTCCCCTAACGGTGACTCAGGCGACTACAGCAGCTATTGGAATGTGGACGCGCTGCGCAAGCTCGTGGGCGCCGATTCCGAGGTGTGCGACAAGATCGATCGGTTGGCGGGCGCGCATGAGTTTGTGTTCTACCTAGAATACGACCTCAAGAAGGCCCGCGAGGCACTGGCGGATAAGGTCGTGATGTCGTTCGCCGAAATAGGTGCCTATCAGCTCAGCGATGAGCAGTGGTTGGAGGCGATCAAGCGAGCGCGGCGGATGATGGTGCGCACACCAATGAGCGAGGCAGCAGATGCCGAGTTCAAGGCTATAGTTCGTTCGGGTACCGAAGCGATGGTAGGGCCTGAAATGGCTCAGCAGATGTTCCCGGGCGCGTATAACAAACCGAGCAGTGGCGCTCATGAGTGACGTGGAGCTTGTTCAGGTCGTTGTCAGTGTCGACGGCGCATTATGTCGTGTGGTGATCCCGCAAGAGTGCAAGCCGGTCTTGCTCAGGCTGATGCAGGGCTTGTGTGAGGGCGGAACCTTGGAGGTCGTCCGCCTGCCTGATTCGGTGGGCCTGATTCCATTGCGGGATGTAATTAAGTCAGAATCGTGAAGTGTGGCGCGATGGTGTTTTGGCGCCACAAAAGCCGTTTTTCGGCCTGAAAAATGTATAGGGATAGTTTTTTACGGCTATCCCGGCCTCAAACAGCAATAAGGAAAAGGATCTAACCCGATGATTTTGAAAGCGTACAGGGACGGGCAATTTCATTACATCAAGGCCCGCGATTTTGCGGTGTTCAAGGCAGACAGCAAGTATGTGATAGGTATCACCCCGGATGGTCGCGAGTTCTTGTTGTCGGATGGCTCGACACTCAAGTCTCTTGAGACGGTGTTGCCTGACCTGATCCGGATCAATCGGGGCGTGCTGGTCAAGCGCTCCCACGTCACCGGACTGATTCGGTCCCGCAAGGGCGGAAGTATCCTCATCACCGTTGTGACAACGGTGGGCGAGTACAAGCTGGCGCGCCGTAGCTGCGTGGACACCATAGTCGAGCTGATCGAGCACAACCTGAGGCGCGAACGCTCTCCCACTTACCCCATGGACAAATCGCCAGATGAGCTTTGAAAATGAAACCCCGGACCTTTCCGGGCTTGTATCGACTACACCCAAGGAAACGCCTGAGCAGGCCCGTGAGCGCCTTCTAACGGAGGTGATGACCTCTCAGCAGGCCCTGGCCGGGCAATTCAGCAAGATCGATCACCCATATTCCACGGATGACGCCAAAGACGACTACGTGCTGGCCACCGAAGAGTTCAAGGGCTTGATCCGGCGCGTGATCCATTTGCCCGATTCCGTCGAGGGTATTCGCTTCCTGGAGCGCTGGCACGCCAACCGTATGGAGCAAGTCGAGTTGCTGCTGGCGCACGCCAAGGCGGGCAACCAGGTGGTCCTTGGTGATGGTGCCGAGCCTGTAGCGATCAGCGAGGACTTCGCCAAGGGCATGCGCGCCGGCCTTCTGGTGGTTCGCCAGCTACTGGACAAGTTCCCGCTACAGATGACCGTGACCGACGGCTTTGAGGATGAAGACGAGGACGATCCGGGCCAGTAACCCACCCCCTAAAGAGCCCGCCTACATGGCGGGTTTTTTGTGCCCGAAAGCCTGCAAACCAAGTAATCTGAGCCGCTTTTCGGCGCCATAAACTGGCGCCTAACTAAGTGGCTTTCGTAGAGGCATAGCATGACGACTGCATTAATTTTGGCGACAGGTACAAACGAGCCCCTTTCGAGTGACCTGCCAGCCTTGTCGGGTGCTCAGTAATGGCGGGCATCATTGAGCTGGACAGCGCGCTTGAAATTCTCCAGGTGGCGCGGCGGTCTGAGGTGGTTCAGGCCATGGCTACCGCCAACATCTTCGCCGATACGGATTTAGGGTTGCTGTCGGGCGAGCCGTATTTCAGCGTGCCATCTGCTGAGGCGGACGAGTACCTGGTCCTGTACCGCAACGACGCTGGCGCAGCGGTTGAGGTTGATCGCTACCCGAACGCTTTGGGAGTGATTAACGCTCGTGATGCGGCCGAGGCGTTTGCTGCCGACGTGCTGTCGGTGGCGCAAGAGGTGAGCGCCGACCGGCTGGCGTCTCAGCAGGCGGCTGATGCTGCCCAGCTCTCTGCGGGCGTATACGCGACCACGGCGGCGGGCCTGCTCGCGACGCCGGTCGACCGATATTTCAGCGTGCCGAGTCCAGACGCGAGCGAGTACCTGGTCCTGTATCAAAACGCTGCCGGAGTGGCCGTTGAAGTAAAGCGCTACCCTGGCTCTGTGGTGGGTGACGAGGCCCACTATGGTTTGCTCCCGTTCATAACCTACAACGCCAATAACCCCACTTCATTTAACTCGTTATCGGGATTTGTGAGGACCGTGGTTAATGGAAGAATTCAATTTGCCCCCGATGGCGTAACTGCAACGGTTGGGTATTTTGCAAGAACGCTATCCGGCGCCGGAAGAATTGACCCGACCGTAAACGGTAAGCTCCGCTATCGGATTCGCCGGACGGCCGGCACGCTGAATCGTCTGTATGTGGTTAAAGTTCGGGATAGCCTGGGCGTGTATTCAGACTACTACCCGTACTCCGCAACACCAAACAACCTGGTGGATGATGGGGGGTGGGTGACATACGAGGTTGACCTGACTCGTAAGCCTGACGGCACGGAATGGACGCCAGGTATATTGCTGGATCAAATTTACGTTTCGTTGTCCTATGGGAACGGCAACTCTACGTGGCAGCTGGACTGGCTCATTGTGGGTCAGGCTCGATCTGATGTGGCGCCAAACGCCGACCTTAAGCGCCAAGCTGCCTTGAGCGCCGCCGGCCTAGCGGCCGAGGTAACCGCCCGCACCCTGGTAGATACCAGCGCGACAAAACGGGACACTTACGGCTACCTGCCTTTTATCGAGGCCAACAGTGCCTATTCGACTTTTTGGGCGGCGCTGTCAGGCTTTACCAAAAGTGTGGTCGGTGGCGTTACTGTGTTTTCCCCCGACGGGGCGACTGCAACAAATGGCTTTGCGGCAAGATCGCTAAGCGTTTCCGAAAAATTCGATCCGACCGTCTATACCTCGCTGAAGTATCGAATTAAGCGAACGGGCAGTGCAGCGCGGGCGTACATGATCTATCTGCATGACGCCACAAGCGCGGCAGGCTACTACTACAATGTGGCGGCCAGCGCAAAGTATTCCCTGGTCGATGATACGTCGTGGGTGACCTATGAGGTCGACATCAGCAAGAAGCCAGACGGCACGGCTTGGGCCGGGGCGGTCATTGACCAGATTTACCTGTCACTGTCCGCCGGTACGGGCGAAACGTCTTGGAGTCTAGACTGGCTGGTGGTGGGCAAGCCGCTGCATAACTTGATTCCCAATAGCGAACTCTTGCGCTTGGCGACCCAAGTGAATGCCCTTCCAGTGCCAGCCCCAGTGGTCACGACCGCCCTCAACCGGCTTAAGGCGGCGCTCTACAACCCATTGCATTCGCCGACGCTTCATCTGGTCGCAGATTCTATTGGTTGGGGTGTGGGTGCTACAGGGTCGCTGACCGGGGGCGTCAACAACGGAGACTTGGGCGATACCCGCAATATCCTGACCAATAACACTTGGGCCAATTTACTTCATCGCTGGCTGGGCGAAAGCTTCGCCGATGGCGTTCTTGTTGCCGGGGATGGTGTGGCGTCGTATTCGGCTAACCGTTTCGTGGCCTTCGATAATCCGTTCTATCCTGGCGACGGCCCGTATTTCCATATTTATAACAATGGCGCCAAGGTCGTGCCGGTCAGCAAATTTAATGCCGCTGCCTATACAGGGTATTACTATGCCTTTGATGCGGTCTCGGCCGGCGCATCAGGACATTACAATCAGCCGATTCAGTTTGAGCTGACAGGTGATAATTTATCGGTAATGTACTGCGCTATTAACACGGCGGACCCGGCAGGCTCAATTGTTGAGCTGTGGGGAAATGGCGCCCTCCTTGGAAGCTTTTCGTATTACGGGGCTGAGTCTTTTTCGCAGCTGGCGAACATCACGTTCCCCTTCGGGAAATACCAGATGAGCCTGGTCAATAAATCGGGCTTGAACACCTTTAGGCTGGAAGGCTTTAAGGTTAACAAGACGGTTAAGCTGATCAATGACAGTCTAAGCGGAACGAGTACAGGGACATGGCTGGCCACGTCGCCAAACCTTCTTGGTGTGATTGCCAAAACAAGCGAGTTTGTTTTTGTGCAGCTTGGGACGAACGATAGATCCGCCAAAGGCCCGCACGTCACCTATCTCAACCTGGCCAGTATAGCCAAGACGTTAGTAGCCGCCGGGAAAGATGTGGTGATGATGGCGGCTAATGCGATCCCGGCCGCTGGGGAGAGCCCTAATGGCGGCAAGGTATATGGCCAACGTGAGGTGGCGATGGTGACTAAGCAGGTTGCCAGTGAGTTAGGGTTGGCCTTCATCAACAACCATGAAGCGACGGTCATGGCCAAGATCAAAGGTGAAACCTGGACAGCAGACGGGCTTCACCCCAATGACTATGGCTATGGTTTGATGTTCGATAACATTCGGTCGGCTATCTTGGAATCGTGAGTTTGAAAGCGGTTCCAGGTCGCCACTAAGCAGTTTTTTGTAGTTGCAATGAGAGCCCGCCAAGTGCGGGCTTTTCTTTGTCTGAAAACCGCCTGAAACCCTGCAAACCCCGGCCTCGGAGCCACTTTTTGGCGCCATAAACTGGCGCCTAATTAAGTGGCTTTCGAGCACCGTGGAGGCAGCATGTCCTATTTACAGCTTGCGCAGTCAGTGGATGCGCTGGCGATTTCTAACGAGGCTCTGCGCCTGGCTGCTGTCGATGCCGTGGATCGCAGCGATGAAGCCGTTACAGAGGCGCAGCAGGCCGCTACAGACGCCGCCGCCGCCGCTGCATCAGTGGCCAGCCTCAACAAGGTCAACAAGCAGTATCCGTTCACGTTTGTGACCGGCCAGGCGCAATACGATGTCGGCGTGATCAGTGGCGACAGTACGGTAACGACCGCCAGCATGGCCTTGATCACCGGCGGATTGCTTGACTATGCCTTCACCATCAACGACGCGAAGAAATTCACGCTCGACGCTCCAGGGAGTTACGTCAACGGCGCGCCGATGCGCATTGTCGTTAACGCCCGCTTTGACGACCTGATTCAGAATTTCGACGACCTACAGGATGGGCTCGCTGCCGAGAACGCGGCGAACTATCAAGCCGAGAAAGCCGAGCGCACAGCGGACTATCACACCTACCTTGGTGGTCTGGCGCTTGAAATGTCGGTGCCTTATGCGCCTGGAATCGCGGTCATTCGCCCAGCGCAGACGGTGACGCAAAACGACGTCCTGTACCGCCCACGGGCTGAGGCCTTGCCGTTTGAAACCACCGAGTGGGTGACGGACGTTACCAAGTTCGTCGTGGCCAACGACATGGCGTTGCGTCAGGACTTGGCCGACGGCAATGATCCTGCTAAGGGTGCGGCTGAGGTCAGTTGGGATGGCTCAACAGTCGGCGCGCAGATGAACCTGTCCAAGAAGATGGGGAATTACACCGACCTGCGAAACTACACGGGGCCGGCTACGCGGGTTTGGTTGACGCAATCTGGCTTGTATGGTGTGTTTTACTGGGATGCCGGCAGTCTGGCCGTAGACAATGGCGGCACCACTATCGTTGGCAGTGATGGTCGCCGCTGGCTGCGTGTATTTGACCGCGCTCCGTGCCCGGAGTGGTTTGGCGCAAAAGGTGATGGCTCCGACGACGGCGCGGCGCTGACGGCGCACTTGGCTACCGGTTTGTCGATGTATCTGGGTGAAAAAACATACGGCACAACGGTAGGTTTGACTTGTGCCGCGCAGTATCAGAGCGTTCGCGGTGCGAGCATTCGCAGCACAATTAAAGCCCTGGGCGGGACATTCGACATTCTCACTTTCGCTTCTAACAGCGGGAATGGGTGCGGGGTTGACACTCTGCGCATTGATGCGGCCCTGATGACGGGCGGCTATTCTTTGGTCGTCAACGGCTCCAACATCTGCACCATCGCCAACGTGCGCGGCGCCAATGGCTGGAACGGGATCAGGGTTAAGAAGGCCAATACAACTGTTATCATGAACACGCAGATGGCCTATTACCGAGGTACTGACCTGTTCTTGGGTGATGGTACTGTCGAGCGTTCAGACCTGTTGAAGATTTTTGGCCTGACACTGACCGCTAATGAGTCGATTGATGCTGCTTCGCGTCCGCGCGGTTTTACCATTGACGGTAACTTCAACACGATCCAGGCGTTTGGTCTGGTGGTACTAAAGACCAGCACCGGTATTCATCACGTCAACAGTGCGGCCACTACGGCTGGCGGATTTGCAGCGTATTACGATGCAGAGGTGGAGTTTGTCTATGGTGACACGGCGCGCATCGAGTCAGGTCAAGACATCCACTTCACTGACAGCTACCTACATGGCAGCGTTAGTGGACACGGGCTGTATGTCGGCGCTGGCGTTGTAAACGTTTCAGCCAAAGGCCGCAAGATTTCCGGTAACTTCAAATGCGGCCTGTACAACGCAGGCAGTAAGGTAAAACTGAACGGCGTTAACATGGGCGGCAACTCACAGTCGGGCTCTGCTGCGTACTCTGCTGTGTTCTGTGATACCACCGCCAATACGTTTAACGCTATTGGTTGCGAAACCGGAGCAAGCTCAGGGCCTGGCGTAGGTACGCCGAAGCATAAGTATGGGTTTGAAGCGGCGGCCGGGGCCGTTGACTGTAACTGGCTCGGCGGCAGCCTGCGCGGCAACGTGACCGGCGAATGGAAAGACAATAGCGGGGGTAAGTTAGGCAACGTTCGCGTGATTGGCTACAGCGGCGACTCTGCAAACTCTGACCGGCAATATTCGGCAATCGTTGCCGCTGATGGCGGTAGTTTCCAGGTTCCCGATAACGCCCCGACCGTGATCCTGAACCCAGCCGCGACCCTGGCCGCGTACACCGTATTGCTGCCCGTCAACCCTGTTGATGGCATGGAGGTGAAAGTTGCGACAAACCGAATCATCACTGCCCTGACCGTCTCGGCAGGCACTGGCACGACCGGCCACACGGTCAACGCCAAGCCAACGACGCTCTCGGCGGGTGCTGGCTTCGCCTACATATGGCGCGCATCTAGTCTCAACTGGTTCAGGCTGTACTGACGCTTGGGAAATTCCAATGAATACGGCTGCTGATTCAGGTGGCCGTGCGGATATCAATCAGCAGGCAACTAAATAGACCAAAGCCCGCCCTGTGCGGGCTTCTTTTTGTCTGGAAGAAACGCCAGAGCACCGGCCGCATAGCGCTGATCAACCTTGTGGTATGCTGAATAAATCTTATAGGTGCATGGCGTTTAATTCAGGGTGAGATGTATGGAAGTAGCACGATTGGTTGAGCTGATGGGCAACAAGAAAGTGATTGCTGAGGCCTTGGGCGTGGCGTATCAGACGGTGTATTGCTGGGGTAAGAACGTTCCGCCGAGGCAGTTGCCGGCCGTGCTCATCGCCCTTGAGACGAAGGCTGTAGAAGCCGCTGAGCGCTCCAAATTGCTGGCCAACGAAGCCAAAGCGCTGCGCCACCAGCTGACCACTGAATAAACCCCGCCGCGCGCTTGTCTAAATCGATTGGTCATTACGTCCAAATTACCCTGTAAAACTTAGACTTTCGCCCTGCGCGGCGGGCGTGCAAACCCGGAATCTCTCCCCCCTTTCCCTGCATGTGACACTACCGCCCTAGCATTCCATGGGGTGGGACATGATCGAAGAGTCACGGTTTTATCGCGAGGTGCGCCGGTTCGCCACCACTGAGCCGAGCTATTCCGCCAACTGCCAGGTGATCCGCACGCTACCCGCTGACCGACACAATCTGTCGGCGGTGGCGCGGCGGGCCTTTGGTGATCCGACAGAGACGCGCGTGATCCTGGCCGCTGCTGGTCTACCCAATGTCGACGCGCCGCTCAAGGAGCAGGATCTTGTGCTGCCTACGGTGGCGTATCTGCGCTATCTCAAGGAGCGGTGCGGGATCACGACGGCTGTTAGGACGGTTCGTTGATGGCGGCCAATGATCAGCGGTCGAATCTGGTACAGGATGCGCGCAAGGCCGCCAAGGAGGCCCGCGAGGCGTTTGAGTTCGATCTAAAGCGCCGGCTTGGCGACCAGGACCGGATTCTGTCGGCCGACGACATGGGCGGCCTGTACGATCCGAAGCGGGCGCTGTTCACCACGATTGACGGCAAGCCCCGCATGCTCACCTTTGACGACATCCTGGCGTTTAAGGCTGCCGTCAAAGACATTCAGCGCATGCACGGCCAGCACAGCAAGCAGGCGTCTGGCGGGATCCTGGTCAAGAAGGTGATCGACCTGTCCACGCCGCAGGACAGGGAGCGCGCCAACCGGCAAATCCATTCGGTGATGCCGATCGTCAACCGGGGCGGCGTGGTGCAGTTTCAGACCAACTCCGGGCCAAACTCCAACGTCGCGCGCCATACGGTGATGGTGCAGTTCCTCGCCTACGACGCGGCGCTGTCGGGTGGCCAGCCGGCGCACGAGGCGGCAAAGCTGCTGGCGCGCGGTAAGGTCAAATACGATTGCAGCTGCAACCGTCACACCTTCTGGTTTCGGTTCATCGCCAGCATTGGCAACTTCAACTATGGCCGGGCCGAGGACGGTTTCCCGCGTATCCGCAACCCCAAGCTGTACGGGGTGGCCTGCAAGCACGTCGTCAAGGTGATGGGCACGCTGGGGCATAGCGGGACGTTCAACAACTTCGCCCAACGCATGATCGAGTACGGACGCAAGACGCTGAGCGGCAAACAGCAGGTGATGACCGTCAAAGAGCAGCAGGCGTTCCTCGACAAGGCCGCCAGCGTCCGCAAGCGGGACCGCACGATCAAGACCACCGAAGAGAAGCGCCTGGAGCGTGCCGCGCAGCCCGCACAGCAGCGCAAAGCCGTCGAGGCGGCCAAGGTCAAGGCGGCGAACGATCAGTTGCGCAAAACGCACGCGGCGAAGGTCAACAAGCCGGTGCCGCTGGACAAGAAAATCAAGGCCATGATGAAGCTGGGCTACTCCGAACAGGCCGCCCGTATCGCCATCACCGCCGCCGACAACGCACAGGGTTAAGACATGCTCAACAACGTCGCAATACAGATCAACCGGGCCAACCGCCAGCGCACGCTACGCGAGCCAAACGCCATCGACTGTGTGCTGTTCACCAAGCAGGTCGACCGGGTGTCGGAGGGCGCCAGCGTTGACGGCTATCCCGACCTGGGGGGCGTGGGCGTGATCAGCGATGAGGACGAGGTGAATTACTCGTGGGTGTATGCGTGTGACGCCAAGATCCACTTTGCTCAAGGCTATGCGGCGCCGCTGGGCAACACCGCCGACAACGGGGCGCGCCTGGACTACGCCGAAGGGGTGACAGAGGCGTCCATCGAGCCAATCCTTGAGCCTGGTGCCGCCGGCTACGTGCAGCCCGCCAAGCGCATGCTGGTGGCCTTGCTGATGGGTGACGGCCTGATCATCAATTACGAGATCGTCGACGTCACCGGTAGCGTGAACATATCGCCATACACCCGCAAGTACCTGGTCAATCCGCGCCCTGATGAGGTCGTCACCGCTGACCTGGAACCCTAACGCGCACGCCCTCCAGATGGTGCAAAGCGCCGTCCGGAAGGGCTCAAAACCGCCTGTACGCTGACCGGTAAATGGGACTACTGCGTACGTACAGACAATGGCCGACGAAAAGAAACCGAAAAAGAGCTGGCTGGGGTCGCTTAGCGGCCATGCCAAGCTTTTGCTGGGCGAGGTGAGCACGGCGCCCGAAAACCGAATGGAAGGTATCAGCACGTTTGACGCCGACTACGTTGGCGTTGAAATGCTGCTGGGGTCGAGCGATCGCCCGGCGCGCTCCCGGTCGGCGATCTATCAGAAGTGGCACTACATGATTCAGGACGGGCTGATCAGCACCATCCTGAGGCTGCACGTCCAGATGGCGCTGGGCGGCCACGAGACGACCGGGGAAACGATCTTTATCGAGCCCAAGCCCGGTATTTCGGCGGCCGATAAAAAGCTGGTCGATGAGCTGCAATTTATCGCCAAGATCCTCAACAAGCACGCGCATGGGATGTGCTTCACTGCGTGCGCCTTCGGGGACGCCTACGCCAGGCTCTACACCAAAAAGAACGAGGGAATGTTTGCCTTCGACAGCGAGGAACCTTTCGCCCCTTTGGTGCAGGCCTATGAAGAGGTTGGCCAGACGGTGGGTTACATCGTCAGTAAAGGGCCGAAGATGCAAAGCCGCTTCAACCATCTGGACATGGTGCGTATGCGCATGCCGCGCATGGTGTACCTGCCGCAGATGCGCGCCATCGAGAACGCCCAAAAGATCAACATGGAAGCCAAAGATCCACGCGATTTTCGGCCATTGCCGGCGCTGGTGGGTGGTTCGTTCCTGGAAGCGGCCGAGGTTGACTATGACAACCTAATTTCTGCCCTGCGCGGGATGATCGGCCAGCGCATCACCGGATCGATTGACGAGACGATGCTGGGCGCCAACCTGTCGGACATGACAGCCGCCCAACAGAAGCTGTTCATGGACTCGCTGGAAAAGATGCTCAAGAGCATGAAGACGCGCGCAGAGGAAGCGGTGAGGACGGGCCAATACGCCACGTCGCGCAATTTCCACATCATGCCGACCTTCAACGAAAAGCAGCTGACCGCGATCACCTCGTTCAATGGCAGCTCCAATTCCGGCGCCGGCGCCAACATCGAAGACGTGATGTTTTGCGCGCGCAAGCTGGCGGGCACCTTGGGCATTGACCTGTCCATGGTGGGCTTTGCCGACCAGATGGCGGGGGGGTTGGGTGAGGGCGGGTTTAACCGCACCAGCAGCCAAGCCGCCGAGCGTTCCCGGATCATCCGCACCGCCTTTATGCAGACGGTGAACGATACGATCGATCGTCACATGCTGGCCAAGACCGGCAAATGCTGGGCGGACGATGAGCGCCCCTATGACGTGAATTTCTTCGGTTCGATTGCCGCGCTTGAGGCCGAGAAACAGGCCAGCCGAGAACGCGCGATCAGTGGCGGCGTGATGCTGCTCCAGGGTATGGACATGATGCGCAACATGGGGCTGCCAGCGCCCATGATGGAAGAATTCATGGCCACGATGATGGAGGTAGACGCCGAGAAGGCGAAGATTTTCGCCCAGGGCATCAAGGATGCAAAACCGCCTGCGCCTGACATGGGTGGTGGGGGATTCGGCGGCGGTGATGACACCGATCCGCTCCAGTTACCACCACCAGGCGGCAAGCCAGATAAAGACGAGGAAGAGTGATCATGCTTAAGCGCACAGGGGTTATCAGATACAACTTGAACGAGCGCGGGCGCGACTTCAACGGCCAGGATCGTGACGTCGATATCGACGCGGCCATGCGCCTGATCAACGGCCCGTCGGTACAGGAACTGGTGCGCCAGGGCGACGTATACGGCTACATCGGCCACACGTTCCGCGAGAAATACGGCCTCAACGTCCCTGAGAGCGTTAACGAGGGCGGAAAGGTGGTGGTGTTGGAACCCTGCGTGCGCACGGTGTACATCAAGTGTCTGCCCGACGGCACGGTGGAGCACGAGCAGGAGTTTTTGAACAACGCGCCAGGCCGGATCGGTGGTCGCCTGTTCGACAGCAAGGCCTACGGATTCAGTTCAGTGTTCCACGCGCCCGATGAGAACGGCAAGCGCACGCCCCGGACGTTCCACGGGATGGATTTCGTCCGTGTCCCGAACTACAACACCAACAAGGGCTATGACGCGATGCTGGATGGCATCGAGCCGGGCGCCATCGAGTCGCTGGGCTTCGCGGGCGAGTGCGCCGCCATGATGGACAGCGTGGACGCGATCATGGCTGAGAACGACGCTCAGGCGGCCGGGATCAGTGAGGCCTACCTGTATCAGTGCAGGCTCAATGACGACCTGGTCGAGCAGAATGCGCGCCTGATGCAGCGCCTCAAGGATGGCGGTGGCGCGATGCTCGACAGCCTCAATCCGGACACGCTGCAACGCGGTGCCGAGTTCCTGCCAGATCGCGCGGCGGCCATGCTCGACAGTGCTGATCGTTTCATGAAAGCCGACCTGCCAGACCTTGAGCCGGCTCCCGAGGCCGTAGAGGCGGACAAGAAAGCCGGTGTGCTGGCCAACGCCGTCGACCTGGTGCGTAAAGTGATCGGGGGGGTGTAAGTGAGCACTCTTCCCTCGGATCCTAATGGCTTCCTGATAGCGGCCATGAAAGAAAACTTGGACCGGATGGCCGAAGAGCTGGCGGTGCTGAGGGCGATTCAAGTGGACACGGCAGCGTCCCTGGCGCACTTGGCCTCGATTGCCAACTCGATGGCGAATATCCCGCCAGCGGTACCGCCAGGTCCTGCCCCCAATCCGCCGCCCTTGCCGCCCGTGCCACCAGGCCCACCCCCCGGCCCTGCACCACTGCCACCGGCGCCGCCAAGTCCGCCACCAACCCCCGTACCGCCAGGCCCGACCCCGGCACCTGTTCCGCCAGGGCCGCCCCCTGCGCCACCGCCCGAGCGCGATGAGAACGGCCGGTTTGGCAGCGGCGACAGAGCCTCTAGAGCGTCCCAAGCCATGGGTGATGCCGCTGAGAGCATGAAAGGCGCGGCCAGTGCGGTCGCAGCCGGCGCCGACGGGATTGATCCGACTGTCCAGGCCGTCAAGGAGATTGGTGGCATCTTCCAGCCGCTGATGGGTGTCCTCAGGCCGATGGGTCGCCTGTTTGGCATCGGCCGCAAGTCTGAGCAGCGCGAAAACGTCAGCTGGTACCGCCGTATCTGGAACGCCGTAAGAGGCACCGGTGGGGGCGGTGGCGGTATGGGCCTGCTCATGACGGCCTTGCTGTCGACGCTGGGCCTGCTGCTGGCGCCGATCAAGGCACTCGGCAAGATGACGGGGGCAACCGGCCTGATTGCGGCGGCTGCCAAGGGTGTGGCCAGTGTATTTAAAAAGAATCCTCCGATCCCGCCTGTCCCTGGTGGTGGTCCTGGCGGCGGCCCTGGTCCGGGGCCTGGCCCGAGCCCGCCCGCCAGCAAGTTCAAGAAGTTTCTGAAAAAGCTTCCCTTGATCGGGGCGCTGATCGGCGGCGGGATGCTGGCCAGCGATGTGCTGGCGTCCGATGACCCCAACCTGACACCAGAGCAGAACAAGAAACAGCGTTACGGGAACGTCGGGAGCGGCATCGGCGGGCTGGTAGGCGGCGCGGTAGGGATGTTTGGTGGCCCGGCGGGCGCCATTGCCGGCGCGATGATCGGTGACCAGATTGGCGGCATGGTGGGCGAGTGGCTGGCTACCGTCGACCTGTCCTCGATCACCGCGAAAATCAGTAAAACCTTCGATTCGGTCAAAGACGCCTGGGACGGCATGGTCACAACGGGTACCAAGCTGCTGGCGGGGATGACCGACAGTATCAAGGATTCGTTTACCAAGGCCGTGGACGCCGTGGCGGACAAGATCCAGACCGCCAAGGACTACGTGGGCGACAAGGCCACCTCGATCAAGGATGCCGGCCAGAACGTTCTAAACAAGGTCACCAGCGGGCGCTACACGGGCGGCTCCAATGCGCGCAAGGATGAACTGATTAAGGCCATGGACGCCGGCGGGATCACCGATCCGAAGTCCAAGGCGATGCTGATGGCCAACGTCGACCACGAGTCGGGCGGCTTCACCAAGAACGAGGAAAACCTGAACTACAGCGCCAAGCGCCTACAGGAGGTATTCCCCAAGTATTACAAGAGCCCCGAGGAAGCGCGCACCGACGCCAACAACCCGGAAGCCATCGCCAACAAGGTCTATGGCGGGCGGATGGGCAACACCGAGGCGGGCGACGGCTTCAAGTACCGGGGGCGCGGCAACATCCAGCTAACGGGCAAGGCTCAATACGCTGAAATGGGTAAGAAGTTGGGCATCGACCTGGTGAACAACCCGGACCTGGCCATGGATCCGAAGTATTCGGCGCAGATCGCGGTGCAGCATTGGAAGAGTTCCGGTGCCGACAAGGCCGCCATGGCCGGCGACCAGGTGCGCGCCCGCAAGCTCACCAACGGCGGTACCAACGGCCTGGCCGACGTCCAGGGCAAATACGACGGGTACCTGGCTCAGGCCCAAGCCGGCGACCTGACGCCTACCCGGCGCGCCGATCAGGGCAAGGTGCAAGCCCCCGAGGGAGCCAATGCCGCGTTGGCCAGTACCATGGCAGCACTCAAGGGTGGCCCGGCCGTGGGCGTGATGCCAATAGGCCCGCACTCGGCGGGTGCTCCGGCCATGCCTGGCGCCCAAACCGTGGGGGTGATGGCGCCCACGGTGTCGACGCCTGCCATAGGGACGGCCGCGATCAAGCCGATCAGCGCCAGCTCGATGATGGCGCCGCGTTACTCGGCACCGGCGCCGGATGCGTCTCAGTTCAAGATCCCGCCCACGCCGGCCGTGGAAAAGCCGCTGCTGACGCCGAGCAAGGCCGCCGCGCCGAGCGTTCAATTCTCGGTACCGCTGAGCCAGAACGTTGACGATCGGCAGATTGCCCACGCCGCCAGCGGGGGGATTGGTATGGGCTGACAGGCCGTCGTTTCACTGCAAACCGCCCACTTATTGGGCGGTTTTTGTTTGCCATCATGTGATCAATAAACCGCTACCGGTGCCTTATGGCTGACGACACGCTAAACACGGACCTGCTCTTTCGCATGATTGCGCATTGGGTGGGTACCCGGCCGTACACCTATTACGGCTCGACCTATGGGGCGCCGACTGAGGACTTGCTACAGAAACCCCTCAGCTCGCCCATTGCTGACGCCTACCTGGCCAAGATGCGAGAGGACATTCCCGTTATCGCCTCCCTGCCACCGGGCACCATCAACATGTACACGACCAATGATGGGCTCGACCGCAAGACCATCTATATCGAAATTAACGGCTCCTACGTGAGTCTGGCGGACCTGGGGGACGTGAACCGTGGCAGTTACTAAAACAGAATTCGTGCAAAGCGCGGTCGATGAGATTGCCAGCTACCCCACGATTGCCCTGCGCTATCAGATTGGCGACCCACTGATTATTCAAAGCCTGGGATCCATGGCGGCCATGCTGGCGGACGTGAGCAACCAGGTGGAAGTCACCGCCGGCGAGCCGTTCACCATGGCCCGCGACGTGACAGTACGCAGTGACGCGGCGGTCAAAGGCATTTTGCCGTTCGGTACGCCTTCCATTGCTGCGATCAAGGTGACCAACGCGTCACTGGTGACGGTGCAGGTGGCGGCCGGCAGATCGCTACAAGATGCCGCCGGGCGCTATTGGCTGGTGACCACTGGCGTGACCCTGGCCGCCGGCGCCATTGGCTATCTGACCGCCAAGCAAGTCAGCTCCCGCATTTTCACCCGCCAGGTGGCGACCTATCGCCCGTTTTACTCGGTGCCGCTGAGTCAGCCCGAGGTGGGATTTATCGCGGCCGTGCTGGTCGACGGGTTTGAATACTCAACCGACTTCGCCAACATCGAAGACGGGGAGCGCGTTTACAACATCAAGTCGGACGAAACCGGTGAGCTGAGCCTGCAATTCGGCATCGACGGGCTGTCGGGCTATCAACCGGCCGTGGGCGAGCAGATCGCGGTCACGGTGCAGGACACTGAGGGCGCTGTGGCGCTGGCTGCTGGCCTCAAGTTCTATTTTGAGTACACCGGTGGCGCCGCTGACGCGCTGCTGGCCATGGAGCTGTTCGAAGTCAGCCAGACCGGCGCCGACCCCATGGATATCTCGACCATGCGCGAGGTGTGTTCCTACCCCGGCATTTACGACGACAGCGCCGTCTTTGGCTCTAACTTCGATTTTGTGGTGCGCAAGGCCATATCCCCGGTGACGTTCCTCAGCATCTGGAACGAAGCCAAAGAGGAAGCTGTACGCGGCCCGAGCCTGGACAACATCAACACGCTGTTCGTGGCGGTACGCAAGGCCGGGACCACGCAAGCAGTTTTGGAATCGCAGATAACGGCGGTGATTCGCCGCGCCGACGACAGCTACAAGATCAAATACGTGCCGGTTGTCGATGTCGTGGTGCCCATGGTGGTGACGCTGACCATCCCGTCGGTGTATGAGGCCGGCGCCGTCACGCAGCAAGTGCGCACCATCCTGCTCAATGAGTACGGTCCTGAATCAGCGTGGGCCAAGCGCGGCGAGGCGCAGATTCTGGAGAAGGATGTTTACCGGCTGATGAGAGACAACGCCGTGACGGCCTTGTCGTCGCGCCTGGGCAACATGATCGTCAACAGCATCGGGGACGATGACACACCACTGCCTGAGCAATACCGCTACATCACCGCCGACAGCCTGCAAGTCCTCCTGCAAGAGGCGGGTTAATCATGGAGTTAAAGCCCCTTGTCCGCAGTGCCGAGTTCGATGAGGTAGAAAGCGAACTCAAGGCGCTGTTTCTGAGCCTGTACAAGCAGCACATCGACGATCAGGTCACTGAGGTGGGGCTGTACGGCATGCCGCATATCGGCCCGGACTCCCTCGTTGAGCGAAGCTTGGTCGGCGATGGCCTGGCCGTCCTGCGCACTACCACCATGGAACAGATCCGCCATCTGTTCCATGCCTGGCGCTACCGCAACCCCCAGCGCGGCACCACGTTTCTGGCCGCCTATCTCAAAACCCTGTTTGGTCCGGTGTTCACCATCGATCAGCTGTGGTGCAAGAAGGCCGGCGAGTACCCGGTAGACGTCATGACTGAGGCCGAGATCCGCGCGGCCGGCGAGAATGAGGCGGACTACTTCCTGACCAGCCGCCTGCGCGTGGACATCGAGACGCAGATTGTCCCGGCGCGGATCCTCAAGGCCGCCCGCACGGCCGTGGCGGCGCGGTTTGTCCTGGAGCTGCGCGCAGCCCAGCGCTCACGCCTCACCATCCCCATAGGCTACATCGGGCGCGGCGTATCGGTGGGGCGCGCCAGGGGTAACGCCCAGTTTGTGCCGCCGATCATCCAGGCACGCATGACGATGGGCGCGGCCATGCTGTCGGGCGGTACCAATCTGTTCTACAGCCGCCGCCAGCGCGTCAGGCCGCCTGAGCGTTTCCCGAAACATACCTTTGTGGTGATGGGCGATACCTCGGTGGTGTTCAACGGTATTCCTGTCGTCATGGATGCCCTCCTTTAGGCATGCAAAGTCGCCCGATTTAGGGCGATTTTCGAACGTTACGATTCGCCATAACTAAACCCGTGGGGGCTTTATGGCAGATCCTGTAATCATCAATCCATCGCTGACGCTGGCGGGCCAAGCGGCTGCGTTCAACGCCGACAGCGTTGGGATTGAACTCAAAATCACGCACGTCTCTTTCGGCCGCGCCCACTATGACCCTACGGGCAACGAGGTGGCGCTGGTCGATCCGGTGGGCAGCAAGATTCCGGTGGCCGGTGGCAGTCGCCCCACGCCCTACCAGCTGCGCATTACCAGTGCCTGGCGCGAGGATGTCGGGACGGTCCCGGTCGGTGAGATTGCTTGGTGGGCGGGCAATGTTCTGGTGTTCGTCTGGTCCAAGGCCAATGGGCAGGTGGCGGTCTACAAAACTGACGGCACCCCCTATGTGATGTTCAACGACCTGGCGTTTACGCAGGTACCGGGCAACTCGATCAGCTTCACCATTGACCCGCTGGAAAGCGTGGCGCTGGCGGCCCTGACTGATCACGAAGGATCGCCCGACGCACACCCGCAATACATGCTGCGCGAAGACATGGCCTATGACAGCGGCCCGCTGGCGTACCTGAGCACAACCAGCAGCACCGCCAACGCCCTGATCCTGAAATTCGACACCCTTGAGACGGCATTGCCGAGCCTGCGCGCCGGCCAGCGCTTCCAGTTCCTGGCGCCGCTCACCAATACCGGCGCCGTCACGGCCAAGGTTGAAGACTTCGCGCTCATTGCCGTGAAGCGTGGCGGCGATACCGGCCTGGTGGACCTGGAAGCGGGCGACATCAAAGCGGGCTCTCTGTACGACCTCAACTACGACGGTACGTTTTTCCAATTGGGTGGCGGCGTAGGCAGCGGCAAGGCGTTTGAGCGCTATTCGTTCGTCGCGTCTGTGGCTCAGGCGGAATTCATCGCGCCTCACATCGTCGGTAGCGCCATCGTGCTGCGCAACGGCCGGGAAATCACCGAATTCACCTCGGCCGCCAACGGTTCCAAGATCACCCTGGCGACTCCCTGCAACTTGGGCGACAGCCTGGAAATCCTGGCCTTCAAATCGTTCAAGGTGGCCGACAGCTACACCAAGGCGGAAATTACCGCGCTGCTGACCACCGCCGGCGGCCTGCCCGTTGGCGCCATGCTGCCATTCCCGAGGGGCGTCGTTCCGCCGGGCTTCCTTGAGGTCAACGGCAGCGCCTTTAATCCAGCGGTATACCCGGATTTGGCTGCCTTCTTGGGTGGAAGCACCCTGCCAGAATCGCGTGGCGAGTTCCTGCGCGGTTGGGACCACGGGCGCGGCGTCGACATTGGCCGCGAGATTGGCACTCTGCAAAGCGACCTTACCAAGGCGCACAGCCACGGCATCCTGGTCGATAACACCGCCGGCACGAGCTTTGGCTCCAATGGCGTCAAAAGCTCCGCTGGCGGCCTACTGGGCGGCGTGACGCGCAGCATGACCAGCAACACCGACTCCAACGTCGGCACCGAAACCCGCCCGCGCAACTTGTCGGTGATGTGGTGCATCAAGGCCTGGAACGCGCCGATCAACCAGGGAACCATTGATATTGCCGCGCTCTCCGTGCTGGCCGCGCAAGCGACGGAGCTGGCCCAAGGTACGGCCAAGGTCGCAACGCAGACGCAAACCGACGCCGGCGCCGACGACGCCACCATTGTGACCCCAAAGAAACTGCGCTGGGGCTTTCAGATCCTCAAGGCGCGAAACGGCTACATCGTTTTCCCCAGTTGGCTGGGGGGGCTGATTATCCAGTGGGGCACCATCATCGGGACTACGGGGGATTTGGCGTTTCCGTATCCGATTGGGTTTCCGAATGCAGTGCTTCAGGCCGTCGTTTCAATGTCTGATAAGACGACTGGCGCGCTTGCCGGCATCACCCCGTATGTCGTCGAGGCAAATATCTCAAAAACCACGTTGAACGTCCGAGTTCACGGCTCAGATGGCTTAGGCACATCCAACGCGCGCTACATCGCCATCGGCCACTAAGGGGGGCTTATGAAATACGCTGAATTTAACGCTGACTCGACGCTCAAGACCTGCCTTATCGAAGGCCTTCACGACATCCCGAGCACCGCTGTCGCTATCAAAGACGCCCTGTTTCTACGGATCACCCAAGAAACAGACGGCGTATGGACACTTGGGGCTGACGGTGAAATCACCAAGCAGCCATTCCCCGAAGCCCCGCCAGATTATCCGGCGATCATCAAGGCCGAGCGTTATGCCCGCGAGGTGGCTGGCGTTACCGTCAAGGGCCTGGCCATCGCCACCGACCGCGATACGCGAGCGACGATTCTGGACAAGGCCATGGGCGCCATGCTCGATCCCGCCTATGTCTGCAACCTCAAGGCCCCGGACGGGTTTGTTGAGCTGACCGCGCCGCAGATCCTGGCTATTTGGCGCGCTATCAGCGCCTACGTACAGGCCTGCTTTGACCGTGAGGCGGCGTTGCTGGCCGCTGTAAAGGTCGGCACCTACGCCGATCACATGCTGGCCACCGACTGGCCATCCCAAACCTTTGATTCCGCTGGAGCTGCCCAATGAGTCGCGCCAACGATTTAGCCGATATCGAAAGCGGCTTGCTGGCCATGCGTGGCATGGACAACGCCATCATCACCGCCGGCAAGACACTGACCGACAGTGAGACGGGTTTCCTACTGGCAGACGCCAGCGCCATCCCCTTTAACATCTACTTGCCGGCCGCTTCGCGCTCGATGGATGTCCGAGTGCAGCGCGTCGACAACAGCGGCAACCGCCTGGTGATCGCTGCTGTCGGCGCCGACAAGATCCTGTTTCATACCCATTTGCGCCCCGAGGGCTACCAGTTCTTCGTCCTGATGGGGGCGGGTGACTTCTGGCACCTACGCAGCGATGGCAATGGCAATTGGCGCGTGTTGGATCGCTTGGACGGCACGCCACTGGGTCGCCCGGTGTTCGAAACCACGACCGCGTTTCAGCCCGGCGGCTGGGCGGGTCATAACGGCCTTCTCTACAACCGCGCGGAATGGCCGTGGTTGTGGGATCACGCGCAAGCCTCAGGAATGCTGACCACCGAAGCCTTGCGCGCCGGCAAAGAGGGCATGTGGACATCCGGCAACGGCTCAACGACCTTCCGTAGTCCAGAGGGACGCGGCGAATTCATTCGTATGCTCGATGAGTCGCGCGGAGTGGATGCGGCGCGGGCAGCGGGCTCATGGCAGGACGGCACATGGTTGCGCACCGTCGCGCAGGAATGGACTGGCTCTGACATGGGGGCTGGCACGTATGTTCTTGGTAATGCGCACGCTCAAGCAGACGGCAGGATTTCTAGTGCGGGTGTTGGAGGAGCGGTACCTAGCGGTGCACTCCCTCCTTCCGGATCCGGTTCGTATGACCCGTCGACTACCGATAACGCGGTCATGGGTTCGGTGACGGTAGACACCCAAGGGTTTAACAACTGGATTCGATTCAGAAGCCGAAACATTGCCTATCCCGGCCGAATCAAACTGATCTGAGGTGACTATGAACGTGATTTATCTGGTGGACCCGGCCGGCGCGTTGTTCGGCCCTGTAACTTTCCCTGTCGTGCCCGGTATCGGCCCGCAGGTGCCCGAAAACACACTCACGCTGAGATTGCCGCTCGATGCGGCGCCCGATGGCTACGTGTGGGCCTTGGTGGACGACAAACCGGCGTTGCGGCTCGACCACCGGGGCGTGGTCTACAGCACCGCCACCGGTGCTGCGGAACAATTCACTGTGCTGGGCGAGCTGCCTGAGGGTTTGACGCGCGAGCCGCGGCCATCCGCTACCCATGCCTGGATTGATGGCAGTTGGCAGGTCAGCGCCGAGCTGGTGGCCACCAAGCACGCCACTGAGCAGGCCCGTGCGTGGTTGGCGATCAAGGACGAGCGCGATCGCCGTAGCATTGCGGGCGTCAAGGTCGGAACCTTGTGGGTGCACTCCGACCTATTCAGCCGTAACCAGTGGCTGGGGCTCAAGGACGACGCGCGTGACGTGCTGGCCGCTGGTGGCGCCATGACTGACACCCTGATCGACGACGAGGGCCAGGCCATTAACTGGAAAACGTTGGGCGGTACCTTTGTCACGGTGACCGCACAGCTGGCGTTCGACGTCGTGGCGGCGGTCAAATGCTCCGACATCGCGATCTTTACCGTGGCCGAGCAGCACAACGCCGCCATGCGCGCCGCCGAAGTGCCGACCGACTACGACTTCACCGCCTACTGGCCACAATCCTATGCCGAGTGGGCTGAGGTGGGCGCGCAATGATGCAATCGGTACAGATCCTGTTCACGCGCCGGCGCATGATCGGCAGCCTGCTGATCCGGGGCGTTACCTGGTCCGCATTCAGTCACGTTGAAATCGTGGTGGGCGATCAGGTGATAGGCGCCAACATGCTCACCGGTGTCGGCCTGACCCCGCTCAAGGAACGCTTGGAGAAATCCAGCTACGCCGCCCTGGTCAACATCCCTTGTCAGGATGCGCAGGCCGTCAAGCAGGCTGCATTGAGCATGGTCGGCGCCGGTTACGATTACCTGGGGCTGCTTGGGATCCTGGTGCACTCCGACCGATTCGACCGCAAGGCGCGTTTCTTCTGTAGCGAGTTCGTGGCCTGGGCATTTGAAAAGGCGGGTACCCCGTTGATTCGCCCGGAGATTATCGGTCGCGTGACCCCGCAGCACCTTTGGATGCTTCCAGCGCCCACGGTGAAGGCTGGAACGCCTCTTTCGCTCATTAATTTGGCATAACGATGTATAGGGATACTTTTTCCGGGTACGCCCGGAAAAGTATCGAGGTGGCTATGAACAAACCTATGAACGGCAGTTTCGACCAGATCAAGATCGGCTTTGCCCATTACCTGAAACGCTGGCGGGACGGCCTCTACCCCGATTACGCCGACACGAAGGCGGTAAAGGCGTTCATGGCCAAGCCGCTCAATGAGGCGGTGAAGTGGGTGGCCGGGCGTATGGTCGACGATGCCGAGAGCATGCTGCGCGCCTACGCGAAGAACACCAACGGCGAGCCCGGCCAAAGCACGCTGTTTCCCGTGCTGCTGCTGGCCATGGATGACACGTTTGTCGGTACCGGCGCGGACTGGGGCGGCGATCACATCGGCCGGCAGATGGTGCAGATCGAAGAAGGTGGCTCCTGGTACGGTTACAAGCACGTCATGCTGGATCGGCGCCTACAGATGGTGATCATCGCCAGCGAGGGCGGATCCGCGCAGAGCCTGGCCGCGCAACTGTCGTCGTTCATCAAGGAGCCGAGAAACCGCTATTTCGACGCGGTGTATGAGTTCGGCCAGTACAAGGTGCCCATGCCGCAGACCCTGGAGTCGGTGCGCATCGACTGGATGGACGTCAAGCCCGACGGCATCAAGAACATCAAGATCCTGATTGCCGACGTCACCCTCAAGTGCTCAGTTCCCTACTTTGACGCGCCGGGCGAGGGCGAGCCCAACGACGGCTCAGACAAGGTGCCGCCAGGCTATCCAAACGTCATTGTGGTGGAACACGCCGACAAGTTCACCAACACCGGCTCGACAACCACCGCCGCCGGCACCATTTGGGGTAAGCCGCAGTGAACGTCTACCTGCGCGAAGGGGGCGACCTGCTCCCTACCGACGTGCTGCTCAAGTGGGTGGGGCGCTCCGACCTGACGCCTATTCCGCGCTCGCTTGAGTTCACGGTGAAGCTGATCGACGGCGTACAGGAAAAGCTCAAGGTCGGCACGTCGGTATGGGCGGGGCGGGAGAATCTGCGCTTTGAGATCGTTAAAACTGACCGCGCGCAGCCCTTGGGCCAGGTGCAGGGCAAGAATCAGCAGCAGGCCATGAAAGTGACCGCCTTGCTGCATCGCTGCGCCTCAGTGGCGCGCCCGCTCAATAGCGCGGTGGTGCTCACCAATACGACCTTGGGCGCCATCTATAGGGCCTGTGGGGCGTTCATGCCGGTGGCCAGCGACTTCGCGGTCCCGCGCTTTACCTGTTTCAAGGGTAAGGAGCCCAGTTACCAGCTGGCGCAGGTGCTGCAAGAGGAAGGCGCGGCGCTGGTGCTCAGGGGCGGCAATATCATGGCCATGCGCCTGACGGACATGGCCAAGCAGGCACCGGTGGCGGATATCGGCCAGGTGGACAGCAGCGCCAATATCGAAAGCGAGTTCCTGCAACTGCAAGACATCCCGTCGTTCTATTCGGTCAACGACCAGGCCGCGATCATCCGGGGGCAGATGGGCCAGGCCCGGCGCGTGGCGTTCCTGGCCCGCGCCGATGAGCGCCAGTTGCGCAACGCCAGCTGTGTGCTGGTGCGCAGCAAGACCGTCGACAGCACCATATGCCAACAGATCCAGGCCGGTGACGTGCTCCGCGTGGCGGGGGAGAACCTGGTGGTGATCACCGCCGCCCACGCCTTTGAAAACAATGAGGGGGCGCAGGAAAGCCGCAGCCGCCTATGGCTTGGGAGTCTGGTCAATGCCCAGTAACAAATACCCTGGATTCATCCGGGCAGTGGATCGGGACCGCCGCGAAGTTCGCGTAGAGATACCGCCCTTCACCGATGGCGCCAGCGAGCTGCCTATCGCTGAAATCGAGTATCCGATTGGTGATGACTCGCGGGACACTGAGATTCGGCTGGTCGTGGGGCGCGAGGTGTACATTGAGTTCCTGGCGGGCGATCCGCGCCGGCCGCTCATCACCGGCTTTCGTAACCCGAACACCGGCAACGTGGTGGGCACCCGCCGCTGGAATCACGACAACTTTGAGCTAAATGCCGACAGCGTGTTTACGATCAATGCCGGGGAGGCGATCAACCTCATAGTGGGCGGGACATCGATCAAGCTCACCGGTGCCGAGATTGCCAGCATTGCAGCTGCGCACAAGGTGCAAGGTCCGGTCACTCAGACCGGTGGCGACATCACCAGTGACGGCATTGGCCTGCAAACCCACAAGCACCCTAGTGCACCGTCTGGCCCGGTCAGCGGGCCGATTCCCTGATGGTGGGGGGGGGTCGTTCACTCAGATGAACGAACCCTCGTTCATTCGGGGCGTGATACGGAACAAGCGGAGTCAGATACGGAACGCGCCAACTAAGAGATAAGCTTCATTTGCTCGCCTCGGTGTATGGCTGGCAGGTCTGGAAGATCTTCCGGCCCGTCAAGCGGCTCTAGTCCGTGGGGTAGCTGATGCTCTCCCGGTGACATAAGCGGAAGCCGATGCAGTTCCTCCCCTTCCAGTGGTTCGGTTTGTTCCGACGACGTGACCAGCACACGGGCGCTGAATGCCGCGTACTTGAGATTGTCGCGGGAGTCGGCCCACGCTATGCGGGAATTGACGATGTACGCGAGCACACCGCCGCGCTCGCCCCCAAGACGCACAGTCTGGACAAAGTTCTGCTCAGTTAGCACCGCCAGGGATCGCCGAATGGTCATAACTGATACCCCGCACAACTCTGATAACAGTTTGTGACTGGCGACCAGTGCGGCCTTTTCGTCCATGTGGGCGATCAGGACGTGCAGAAGTTGTCCGGCCTTTGGGTGGCTGTTTATCAAGGCCGCCCAAGCCTTGTGGCCAGCCCGCTCGGTTTGAACCCAAGTACCACGGTTCGCTGGCTGATGAAGCTTTTGAGGTTTCATGTTCCGTAAGCACTCCTTTGTGTTCTGTATCTGTCGCAGATGGTAGCGCTACAGCTCACGGATGAACAGGGGTTCGTTCACCTGGATGAACGAACCTCGTTCTTTTGATGGCGTTTTTAGGTGGGGGGTTCGTTCATCTGAGTGAACAGGGGTTCGTTCACCTGGATGAACGAACCCCCTCGCTGAGAGGCCCGGTTTTAAAGGGTCGGAAAATTCTGCCTTCTAATGATCTACTGACCCACCGCGATAGGCCCAGCATCGCCCGCCGGCGGCGGCCAGTTGCCCACGGGTGACAGACTGGGCTTCGCCTTTGCTAATCACCCGTGGGCAACCGGCTTGCTTGTTTTGTCTCGATGTACCGTCTAGGCGGTACGACTTGTACTCTCTGGACGGTACGCGGCGTACTCTCTGGACGGTACAAAAAACCTCTCCAGGCCACGGCCTGTAAGGCTCTCCCCTTCTATTATATTAAGGGTGTAAATAATGGCAAAAGTCGCCTGCCGGCGGCGGCCAGTTGTTCACGGGTGACAGACTTGGCTGGCGCCGGCGCTAGTCACCCGCGCCCAACCGGCTTGCGGGTGGGTGAGCTAGGGGTAGGTCACGCCTGATCGTTAGCGAGCACAGATGAGCTACCCCTAGCTCACTTGTGACCCATTTCCCGCGCAAAGCCAGCCCGAGCCATGCCCTTTCGCGCCCTCACAATGTCCCCAGTAAATCCAATCCATGGGGGCAGTCATGCCAGCAACGAACACGCTCGATTTTTCCAACGCTCAGGCCGCCGCCAAGGCGCTCAAGAAAGTCAGCACGATCATGATCCGCGCGGGCCAGCCCGTGGTGTCGTCTGAATTCAACCAGGCCGCAAAGCGCACGTCTGGCATCACCTACCGCGAAGCCTCGTTGACGGTGGCCAGTGGGCAGGTTGTCGTGCTGCGCGTGAACGCGACCGGCGACATCTTCCAGGTGCTGATCAACAATTCGGTGGTACCGCTCAAGAATCAGACCGATTCGGATAAGGCCGTGCAGGAGATTGCCGGTCTGCTGGAAAAGGGTCAGGTAGCGTTCCAGAAGGCTCAGGCCCGCAAGGCGATTGTCCTGCCCAAGGGTATGAGCACGCCGGCGCCGAAACAGACGGCGGTGTACGCCGAGCGCGTGGCGCAGCTGGATACGCAGATTGCCGAGCGCCGCGCCACGGTAGCGGACCTACAGCAGCAGCTGGGCGCCATGACCGACAGCCTGGAGCCGCTGAGCACAGCCGAGCTGGACGAAGCCGCCAAAGCCGCTGCATTGCTCGATGCGATCAATGGGCAGCCGAAGGGATTCCCGCGCAAGTGGGGAGGCAAGCTGTACAACTTCGATCAGTTCAAGCTGGTGCCAGCCGATGAGCATGGCGAATTGCCGGGTGCGTGGACGCTTATTGACGGCGCCGTCCCGGTAGCTGATTCGCTGCTGGATGGTATCGAGTCACCACAAGTCGAAGAGCTGGGCATTGCCGGCGCCTACGTGGCTGCGCGTGAGATTGTTCTGGCCGATCCGGCGATGCTGGACAGCCTGGCCACCGCTGGCGCCATCGAGCAGCTGCGCCAGGCCTTGAACGTGGTCGAAACGAATGCACCGATCAATGAGGCGGAAGGCAATCACGACCAGGCCCAACTTGAGCGCAGCCTGGCCAAGTCCTTTATCACCGCCATTGCCATGCTCGACAGCGTGTCGCCTGACTTCGGGGACTCGGGCCTATCGGAGCTGGTGAACATCGCCATTGTGTCGGCGGCGGACGAGAGCGATATCAAGGACCAGGATGCGCTGGCGCAGCTGCTGGCGCTGGGCATGGTCGAGACAGCCGAGGGCCTTTACATGTTGACCGACAAGGGCCGCGCCGCCCTGGAAGACGCTGGCTTTGATGCCTACGGCGAGCCCTTTGCCGCTGAGGATTAAATCGACGTGATTTGATACAGCCGGGCGATGTCGTCAGTCATTCGCCCCAGTGACTCGATACCGCGTTGGCGTGACATGAAGTGCGCCAGCGCCAGTATCGCCACCTCTGCGTTTCCGATATCCGCCGCCAGGCGGTATTTCTGTCCCTGCGTGTCTACACCATCCGATTCGATCCGGGGGCGCCAGCGGGCTACGTCGTCGGCCAGCATGATCGTGCCCATACCTTCGGCCTCCTTGTACGCGGTGATTGCGTCCGCCAAGTGTTCCTCCTTGAACAGGCAGTCATAGTCCTTTAGGCGAAGGTTCGTCACAAAGGCAAAGCCTTCGTCTGCAATCTCCCTATACGTTACCTTCTGCAAAACAGTCAGAGTGCCCAAGGCGTTACTTTTGAACGCTACCAGGGTGATAGGCTCAGCCCCAGCGGCGCCGTAGCCACCTATGGACACCATGATTTTCATTCCTGCCGGTGCTTCTGACATGCGCATTTCTCCATATAAAACATAAAATTGATGTAGTGATGTTTACAGATAGAACAATCAAATGATAATGTCTTTTTCGTCGAGGCTTTCGACAAACGCCAGAGAAAGGACAAGACCGATGAGAGCTAGAAATCTTAAGCGTCAACGCCAGGCCATTTGGGTCGGCTGTTTGCTGATGGTTGCGCTGTATCTGTTTTTGGTAAGCCTGCTGGGTGGCAGTGATTACGATCAAGCCGTGGTAGATCACGAATGGAAGTGCCAGATGATCAGTGAGGGGGTATGGCCGCCTGATCCGTCCGTTCATTGCCCGGCGCCGCTGGAAACGCTGGCGCTCAACACCATTCGCTAGTCATCCCGTCATCCACAAGAGCCCCGCCAGCCGGGGCTTTTTTACGTCTGCATAAACACTGTAGCGCATTAGCGCCAAGGCGTCATAGCGCGACAACCCTATTGCGTTATAGCGTGATAGCGCTAGAATCCGCACCATACTCAATTGGATGGAGCGCAGGACATGACAGTTTTGGCGGTGTTGAACGGAAAGGGTGGCGTGGGCAAGACGACTATCTGCCTTGGGCTGTCGCAAGCGCTGCACCTGTATGGCCGCGACGTGGCACTGGTCGACTCCGACCCTCAGGGCAGCATGCAGGACTGTGCCGGGGAGAACGAGAATCAGCCGGTAACGCTCTACACCATCGCCAGCACTCAGCTGGCTTCGCAGATCCCGCGCCTGACCAACGACATCGTGATCATCGACGGCACCGCGAAGGCCGCCGACTTGGCCAAGAAAACGATTGCCGTGGCCGATATCGTCATTATCCCGGTCACGCCGTCGCCGCTGGACGTGTGGGCCACCAGCGACATCGTGGCTATGATCCAAGACCGCATGGACGAGCTGGAAGGCACCGGCCAGACGCTGAGAGCGTATTTCGTGGTGAATCGTGCCCTCGGTAACTCGAAACTGAGCAAGAGCATTGCCAAGACGCTGGCGGGCTACGGCTTCCCGGTGCTGCAATCGCGCCTCGTGGCGCGTACCGCACACCCGAACGCGCAGCTGACCGGGCAAACCCCGCTCGATACCCAACCCAATGGCTTGGCCGCCCGTGAGTTACGCGCGCTGCGTGACGAAGTGCTGGCGCTGTTGGCGTAGTGAATAGACGTTAAGGTGTCAGATGCACTATGATGCGCGAAACGCCGTAACGTTAAACAGGCAGGTGACTTATGAGTGAATTGAAAATCAAGCAGCGCGCCCGCCCGGTGGAGGACATCCTGGCAGACGTGGAAGCGGCGGCAGGTCGTGCGCCCGCCAAGCCAGCACCTAAGGTGATCAAGCTGGGCGCCAAAGAGCGGCTAAACAGCTACGTGACGCCGGATCAGAAGAAAAAGCTGCGCCTACTGGCCATCGCCAAAGGCTGCTCGATTTCTGATGTCGTCGGCGTGCTGATCGACGAGACACCAAAACCAGAGTTCTAAGGGCTCAGGTTTACCCCAAGGGCGCCGCGCGGCGCCCTTTTTTGTGCCTGCGATTTGGCGCAAACCACCCGCCGGGAGCGGGGGAAACGGACGGTATCGTGGCGGCTTTCAGGGAGCGCTCTATGACCGACGTTTTCAGCAAACTCCAAAGCGCCGCGCATGCCGGCGCTTTTGGCATGGGCTCGACAGCACAGCCCACGCCCGCGCAGATCCGGGCCGGCAACTACGCCAAGGGCTCGTTTCGCATGCACGGCCTGCGCATCACCATCGAAACCCCCATGTTCCAGTCCCGGCGGGGCAAGCAGGACGGTAAGCCGTGGTCGATCACCTGCATGGCGCATTACGGCTATGTGAACGGCACCAAGGGCGCCGACGGTGACGCGATAGACGTGTTCGTGGGACCGGCGCCGGAAAGCCTGCGCGTGTACGTGATCAATCAGAACGGCAAGGGCGGCACGTTCGACGAGCACAAGGTAATGCTGGGCTTTACCGACCAGGACCAGGCCTGCGCCGCGTACATGAACAGCTATGAAAAGGGCTGGACCGGCCTGGGCAGTGTCGCCGCCTGCACCATCAAGCAATTCAAGCACTGGCTCAAGCATGGGGATTTGAGCCGCCCCCTCTCCCCTGATCTACCAAACATCCCAAAAGACGAGGCACTGAGCATGACTGATGTATTCGCGCGCTGGGGCGCTGACAACCTCCCGGAAGGGCAGACCGTGGGCGCCTTGCTGTATGAGCTGCGCCGAACCGATCCAGACGGCCTGCTGATGGACAGCGCCACCATGGCCGACATCACTGAGCACCTGGCCGACGACGCCGCCATGCTCGATGCCATGGTGATCGAGTACAAGCAGTTTGAACGCAAGGCCGCTCAGCTGCTCAAGGTGATGCAGAACGTGGGCGGTGAAGTCCAAGCGGCCACCGTTGAAGTGAGCAAGCCATTCAAGAGCAAGGGCACCACTCAAGTGGCCATGCTCTTCGCCATGGATGACGGCCAGAGCGTGTCGGTGTTCTTTCACAACCCGGACAGCACGCCCAACAAGCTGACGCCATCCGACGAGTTGATCAGCTGGAAGTGGGTACAGAACAAGAAGGACATCACCGCCGTGGTGGCGCCCGAGAGCGGCCAGGACATCAACCCGCGTATCGTCGCCCGCCGCATCATGGCGCTGATCCAGAAGAACAGCGCAAAGTTCATCAAGGCCAACGAAGGCAAGGCCGCCCGCACCGCCGCGCTCGATGAGCAAAAGGCGCTGGTAGAAGCCAAAACCGGCGAGCTGGCCAGCCTGGACGCACAGATCAGCGACCTGACCGCACAGCTTGAGGCGAAGAAGGCCGCACCGGTGGCTGCTGAGCCTGCCCTTGCCCCAGTCGTGGAGACGGCGCCGGTAGCTGATCCGGTAACGCCCGTAAGCACCGCGAGCGTGATCCTGGAGGACTACGCCGACATTGCAGCCCTTGGCGAGGCAGTAGTGCTCAGCACCGGCTCCGAAAACGTGTATCTGGTCAAGGATGGCGTCCAGTACATGACGAAGTTGCTCAATACCGACGTGTATGATCCGAAAGTAGGCGAGGTGGTCGACCTGTCTGGCGTTGTTGACCCGTTCGCCGTTCCAGCACTCGCGGACCCGGAAAAGGTACAGCGCTTGATCGGAGCCCTGACTGGTGCTCGCGCTCGCCTGGCCGGAATGGCCGTTGGTGATGCTTTCTACGGCAACCTGTCGCGTGATGTGGTCGACATGGCCAAACAGCTATGGGACACCGGCTATCGCGGGCCAGAAGTGAGTGAGCCAGCTGCCGCCGGCGCCAAGCCGTCTTACCTGGATTGGGAAGGCGATGTACTGGAAGCGCTGGCGGAACTGATGGACATCAGCACCGGTGATGCCGACTCGGTAGCCTTGGGCCAAAACACCCTGGTGAAACAGCTCTACGCCGATGGCGTGGCCCCGGCCGAGGCTGCCAAAGCTATCAAGGCCGCCTCCACCGTGGCGCCTGAGACGCCAGAAGAAGAGGCCATGTTGGCCGCGCATCTGGCAGAGCGTGCCGAGGAAGCCGCTCAGGCAGCCGCAGCAGCTAAGTTGTCCGCAGATACAGGCGCTGACGAAGACACTGGCACTATAGAGGCCGAAGGCCGCGACAACACCGTCAAGACCGCGAAGGGCTCCAAGGTCGTGACCGGCTTCAAGGTGATCGAGGCGAAGAACCTGATCATCAGTCACGAGACGGACGGCACGGTAAACCCGGAGTACCCGCCAGAAATCCAGCCGCGTGACCGTGCGCGCACCACTTCGCAGGCCTGGGTACAGAAAACCGCCCGCAACCTCGATCCGGACAGCCTGGGGCGCACCCAGCGCGCTGACAGCGGCGCGCCTATCGTTGGCGCTGACCGTGTGGTCGAGTCGGGCAACGGCCGCGCCATGGCGATCCGTGAGGCCTACCGTATCGGCCAGGCGGATGAATACCGCGAGTGGCTGGTGGAAAACGCGGAATACTTCGGCGTGGACGTGGCCAAGATCCAGCGCATGAAAGCCCCGGTGCTGATTCGTGTCCGTAAAACCGCCATCAACCGCGTGGAGTTCGCCGTGGAAGCGAACCAGGACGACAAGCTGGCGATGACCGCCACCGAGAAAGCCCGCAGCGATGCCAAGCGCCTGGACACCGCCATGCTGGCCAAGCTGGCAGACGGCGACCTCAACAGCGCGGCAAACCGTGACTTTGTGGCGGCCTTCCTGCAATCGCTGGGCGATGCCGAGGCGGCGCAGTACCTGACCACCGACGGCAAACCGACGTCGGGCCTGATCAGCCGTCTACAGGCCGCGCTGTTTGCTGGCGCCTACTCCGATGACCGCTTGCTGGAAATGACGGCGGACCAGGCCAAGCCTGAGATTGCCAACATCGTTTCGGCCTTGAACAGCGCCGCGCCTGACTTCATGCGGGCCAAGGAACAGGACCGGGTGGGCGCCGAGAAGGCCGGCGAGCAGGTGACAGACTCCCTGGAGCTGTCGCTGAATCAGGAAGCGGTAAACGCCATCATTGGCGCTACCAACGTGCTGCGCCAGGCCAAAGAGGCCGGCATGGGCCTGGACGAATTCCTGCGCCAAGGCGACATGTTCGGCGGTACCGATCCGGCCGTAGCAGCCATGGCCGTGTTCATCAGTGCCAACAACCGCAGCGCCAAACGCATGAGCACCGCGTTCAAGGCCATGGCGCAGTTCGTCGAGAGCGAGAACATCCGCAAGCAGACCGCCGGCCTATTTGGTGATGAGCCGGCCAGCTTCACCGACATTGTGGGCGCGGCCAACCGCAAACTTGAGCAGGAGTATGGCGAGGGACTGTTTGCCATCGACCAGACCGACATGTTTAGCCAACCGGCGGCCTCCCCCGCCCCTGAGCCTGAGCCGGTACCCGAGCCAGACGAGGACGAGAGCTTGCAGCAAGCCAAATCCTACTTGGACAGCATCATTGGCGGCACCACCGACCTGGGCAGCCCTGGCGACGTACTCAAGGAGCTTGAGCGGATCTATGCGGCCTATGGCGAGGACAAGCTGAGCGAGCTGTTTATCGAAGCCTCGGATGCCTTCCGGGACTACGCGCTCAAGGCCACCGCTGGCGCCTTCTAACCCTTAACCCATGACCAGAAGCCCGCCGCGCGCGGGCTTTTTTGTGGGCGCCCGATGGCGGTATAGCGCCATACCTCAAATGAGTTAAAGCGCTAAAACGTTAAAAAGTTGTTGATATGTAGGCAGTCCGTGCCTATTATCCTCCCAAGCTGAACGAAACCACCGGAGACAGCGCCATGAACAAATTCAAAACCAAGCCTTGCTCCCGATGCGCCGGCGAAAAACGCCTATGGCAGCACGGTAACGTTTTGAATGGCGTTTGCTTCAAGTGCAAGGGAGATGGGTTCGTGTATCTCACCAAGCCGGCTCAGCTGGCCTATGTGATGAAGCGCGAGCGCGTGGTGATCGATGGCGTGTTTGTTGGCTTTGGCGGCTGGACCACCCTGGCCAAGGGTTGGGTTTCGGATGATGCGACCGCAGAGGGCATCAAGGCCCAATACGTGGAGAAAGGTCATGATCCTGAGCAGATGGCAGTCACCATAAAAACCGAAGGCCGGAAAATCCCGGCGTAGACCGAGCCCGCAATCCAAGCCCGCCCTGTGCGGGCTTTCCAGTTACCAGATAACAGCCAGGAGTCACCAGATGCAAAAGCTGCCCAACATGGCCCGGCCGTGCCGTGACTGCCCTTTTCGAAAGGACACCCAAAAGGGTTGGCTTGGGGCGCCACGGACGCAGGAAATCCTCGCGGCCGATTCCTTTGTCTGCCACAAGAAGACGGATCACCAGTGCGCCGGCCACATGCTGATTCTGGGTAGCAAGAACGGCTTTGTGCGGCTGGCCGAGCACCTGAGCATTCCGCTTAACCTGGCTGGCGCTGAGCTGGTCTTTGAAAGCGAAACGGCTTGTATCGAGCATCACAAGCATTAAGCGCCATCCACTGCGCCCCCAGCCCGCCCGTGCGGGATTTTCCAGTACCAACATAGGAGATTCACCCATGCCAGCACCAAAACGCCCGTCCGCTGCCCAGCTGCAAAAACAGTGCGACAAGTGGAACGCCGCCAATCCAGAAGGCACCACCGTTTCGTATGAGTCGATTATCGGCCAGGGCGAAACCTTCCGGGGCAAGTCGAAGAGTGAGGCGCAGGTTCTGAGCGGCCACACGGCTGTTATCTGGCTGGAAGGCAAGAGCGGTTGCGTCTGCCTCGATCATTGCACCGCTGTTGAAGAGGAAGCCGTAGGCGCGTAACTGCCAGCGACTAGAACAGCCCCCTTGATTGGGGGTTTTCTGGTACCAACAAAGGGAAAAGTCCAATGAGTTTTAAACACCTTCATGGCGCCAAGCCTGATGCAGCCCTGCACAAGCCAGACGCGGCTTATCTGCGCAGCCTGGTGAAGGCGTGCGGCATAACTCAGGCCAAGGCCGCCGAGGCTATCGGTATCAGTGAGCGCACCATGCGCAACTACCTGAGCCAAGACCCGGCCACGTTCCGGCCGGCGCCTTATTCGGTCCAGTACACGCTTGAGCAGCTGGCGGCCAACATGGAGCCGGTGAGTAGCTACACGTCACCGATGACCAAGGAGCTAATCCATAAATTGGTGCGCCATCACATCGACGCGCTTCAATTGGCCGATTCACGCCTGGCGCTCGCGCTCGGGATGGCGCATATCCAAGGCGTCTTGGAGTTCGCTGTCCGCGATTACCGCCTGACCATTGAGGAAGAGCTGGCGTTGGGCGTGGAAGCCGAAAGCGAGCTGAACAAAAGAGCTGAGCAGCTTGCTCAGGAAAAACAGGCCGCGCAGTCCGGCGACAAATAAACGAAGGGGTGAGTGATGAGCAAGGAAGAAATGCGCGAAGGCTTCGAGGCGTGGCACTGCGAGCAGTACAAGACCAAGCACTGCACAGGCGCGCCGACCCGCGACATGCACAACGGCGTGCGCGCTGAGAAATACGGCCCGCCAAAACAGCAGGCGCTGTGGGAATTCTGGCAGGAAACCGGCGGCGACGTGGCCAAGGTCGAGGCGTTGAAGGATCAGATTGAGCAGAAAGAAGCCGGAAAGCAGCCGGTTGCCTGGTTTCGATCTGACGCCTTGGGCTGCGTCATGTGGAAGCCTCGCGCGAGCCTGGCCCTGAAAGAGGGTGATCCGCTCTACACCCGATCCGATGCGGGCGAGGTTGAGCGACTGCGAAAGGCGCTCAAACTTGCGGCTCACTGGTGTGATTCTGCGCTGAATGCCACGCAAAGGGGTGATGACGCCCCTCAATCACTAGGAGACATAGCCTGCCTGCTGCGACATCAGGCGAAGGACATCGAAGCCGCCCTATCCGCCAGCGCAGAGCCGACTGTTTTGGTCGCTACGCAATATCGCTTGCTGGAAGACGGCGAAATCATCGAGAAGGATGACCAGTTCATTGAGGATGATGCCGCTACCTGGTCGCCAGTGTCCCCGCGCGCGCCAATCTTTGTAGGCATGCCTTATGCGCGCAAGGGGATGAAGGCTGTTCGCCGCGTCGTCGCTGATAGCGCAGAGCCGACCAATAAGGACGCTGACCAATGAGCGCCACGCAACCCGAAAAGCCGCTAAAACGCACCCTGTTGCAGCGCCTGTTCCGTGGCGGCCTTGGTCGTCCGCTGATCAATCTGTGGATCGAGACGAGCGGGGATGCTGATCAGATCACCACCGACACCAAGTTGAATCTTGGGCGCTATACGGTGCTGCGCTGGCAGAGCATCAAGACGGACATGGATCAATTCGACCGAAGCTAAAGGAATCCAGTCATGAGCGACTACGACTTTCGCACCTGCCCGCGCTGCGCCGGCTATGGCGTGCGCGATAACGGCCGCAACTGCACCAATTGCGGCGGTAGCGGATCGGGCGGCCTGAACTCGACAGAGGGCTGTATCGGTAGCGGGGACGTAATCATCGAGCGAGCGACCGGACGGCAAATCAGCCATGCCGAGTTTACCCGCCGCATAGTGGCTCGCCCGCAAGGCGAGCTGGACCTGTAACCAATTTGAGCAAAAGGCACCACCAATGACCCTGTTTTATCAATGCGATATTGGCTGTGACATTTGCCATGAAATTATTGAGCGCGATAAGCCCATGACGCCACTTGGCCGGGACTTGGCTAAGGAAATGAAGGCCGAGGCCAAGAAGGGTGGATGGATTCGCCGTCGGGCCAAGGACGGGTACATGGAGGATGTTTGCCCGAAATGCCAGGCAAATCTAAAGGCTGCGCGTACCAAGCCGTAAACAATTCGCACACATCTGAAAGGAATCATCCGCATGACCACTACAAACACACCAGCCCGCTCTATCACCCGCCGCTTAGGTTTCGCGCTGCTGGTCGTGGGCCTGCCGCTACTGGCTATCGCGGCGGTGCAGTATCAAGAACGCGCGGCGCGTGAGCGTGCGGCCGAACTGGCGGCCTTTTGTGCTGAACCCACCACCGGGTCCTTTTCCATGAAGCTGGCGTGCATTCCTCGCCGCGATCAGTAAAGGGGCCGAGCTGGGTGCCGAAGGGTAGCCCCAGCTCAATACCTTGAACGAATTACTAAAACCGCCAGAGAAAACGTATGACAAAGACACTTATGGAAGCGCCACGGCTTGAGGCCACCAAATGCGCCCACTGCATCGGTACCGGCCTGCGCGCGGGCGTTGATTGTGCGCGCTGCCACGGTAGCGGCTCGTTCCTGACCAAGCGAGGCCAGGCCGCGCGGGCGTATATGCAAACGCTACTGGAAAAGCCCGCGCGCCAAGTGGTCGTGGGGGATGTTGTGTGGTTTCCGGTGAGTGGCATGAAGGTCGCCAGCACCGTACTGCGCATAGAGCTGAATGTCGGGCCTACTCGCCGCGTGCGGCTGCATGGGGTGCGTCGAAAGAACAATGAGGACATTGCCTTTACCGTGGCCACCCACGGCACGGTGGATCTGGCGCATACGCCCGAAGAGCTGCAAGTGATCCGGGCCAAGGTCGAGGCGTACCAGGCCACACTGAAAAAAACCGGGGAGGTATCAAAGCGCCCGCGCATGCTCAAGCGCGCCGCGTAAATGACGCAAAGGCACCAAAGCGGCTAAGCGTTTTGGTGCTTTAGAGTTTGCCCTACGGCCATTCGGGCCGACCGGACATTAAGGACGTAGGGCATGAGCGAAGTATTAGCGGTGCGTGGTAGTGACGAAGTAATGCGCGAGCTGGCGCAGACGAAGGCATCCGTGATCGAAGCTCAACGGGTGCTGATCGTCGGCGCCGGTGCTCTCCCCAAGCTGCTGGGGGAGTTAAACACCAGCCTGGCCGAGCTGGGCTATGTGTGCGTGCCAATGGAGCCCGCGCAAGGCCTGTACAAGACATTTGCGGATCTGCTGGCGTGTCCGTCGTTGGCGCCGCTGCTGGCAAGCGAGCCGGCACCTGTTGCGCCTGTGCCGCCCCCGCCAAGCCTGACCGAGGCGAGCCGTTCCCTTCTGCCGTATCACCTTCTCTCGGACGATACGCCCGCCGTGATCAATTCAGAGCCCGAGCCCGCCGAGCCCGAGCCGGAGCGCGCCGTGGTCGACGTGCACGGCCTGGACATGAGTAAGCCGAAGAACTGGAAATTGGGCGATGTCTTTATCTCCAATCCGCGCGTGACGCTCCCGCACAAGCGCCGCAAGTGGATTCTCGACATGCTTGACGTTGGCGACCTGGACACCCTCACCGGGATGGACGTTCAAATCAGAAGCCCGAACACCACCACCACCGAGCTGATGACGCTCAAGCAGTTTATGGCGCAGTACGTGTTCCACGAGCGCCCGGCCGCTGAGCAAAGCGCCGCCGAGTAACCCCGTTTTAGCGCCTCAAAATATGGGCTTGCATACCACTATGTAGGCCCATTCCCATGCCCCTCACTCCCCTTGAACAGGCCCGGAGCGCCGCCAAGCTGTTACAGCTTCGCGAGCAGCTACAGTCGGGCACGCTCAACCCCATTGCACAAGTTCGCGTGACTGCTGAGGCGCTGGCGCTGTACACCGCGTTAGGTGGCGCCCCTATGGACGGTGCCAAGCCCGTCGATGCCGAGCAGGCCGCTGAGTTCGCCGCTGACGATGGCCTGAGCGACGATCCGAACGCCGAAAACTACCGCTACAAAGACACCGGGTATATCGCTGGCAGCCGTAAAGAGGAAGCCACCGAGCTGATCCGTGGCGCTCGTGAATCCGGCACCATGCTGCGCGCCAGCGACATCGATTTTACCGCTATCGAAGCGAACCCCCGCGAAGCCAAGAAGCTGATCACCAAGTCGAACCTGTTCGGCGTGGTTGATTGGTCCGCGCTACAAGCCGGTGGTATGGAGCCGGCCGCCGGTTTCCTCCTGGATCGCGCCTACGCGGCCGTAGGCAAAGAGCCTGGCGAGAATACCCCAGAGGCCCGCAAATCGTTTGTGCTGGGCCTGGAGACGCTGCGCACCCGCATGGAGTCGTGCAAGACCAGTAAGGACGTGCTGGCGGTGATGGATGAAATCCGCGAAGAGCTGATGGGTGCCAAGCTCAACGCCGACGAAGCGGACCAATACAAGGCGCTGGGGCAGCAATCGCACGACCTGGCGCTAAAGGCCAAGGCGATCCGCGACGATCAGAACGTGTTTTACAACGCGATGAGCCTGGCCAGTTCGACGGCGCGCACGGCCAAGTACGACATTGAAAAGCGTTTGAGCCGTGGCTGGAAACTGACGGGCGAGCATGAAAAGGCCGTAACCGACGCCGAAGCCGAGTCGCGCAAGGCTACCGAAGCTTGGCGGGCGAACCTGGAGCAAAACCGCGACAGCCTCGACGCCATGGATAGCCAGCGCCAGGCCCTCAACAAGCAGCAGCGCGAAATCGTTGATATCGCCAAGGTGCGCAACCTCAAGTCGCCCGAGACGCAGGCGTGGCTATCGCTGGGCGAGCGTTTCATAAAGGCGACCATGTTCCGCAGTCGTGCCGGATCGAGCACGTTCCGCGACCACGCGGCCAATGCGCTGGCGGGCGAGCCCAAGACCTGGGAGTGGGCAGAGAAGGACGTGGCCACCGTTGAAAAGAAGGTGACGCAGAAGCGCCGGACCTTCGCGCTCAAGGTGATCGATGTCTTTGAGCGCAAGGGTGGGCGCACGGTACCGATCAATTCGACCAAGGATCTGGAAACCCTGTGCGGATTCCGCGCCGTGCAAACCGGCAACTGGGTACAGAAGGATATCGACAGCGCCAAGTGGCACGTCGAGCAGGCCGCTGGCGCCATGATGGACATGGCCGACATGCTGGGGATCAGCGAAAAGGCCTTGGGTTTTGGCGGGCGCCTGGGCATGGCGTTCGGTGCGCGCGGTACCGGCAACGCTGGCGGCGCCACCGCGAAGGGGCATTACGAGCCGATCCACCGCGTTATCAACATCACCAAGATGAACGGCGGGGGCAGCCTGGGGCACGAGTGCTGGCACGCGGTCGACAACATCCTGCACAGCGTGCTGCGCGGTGAGGAAGGCGGCGCCGAAGACTTCGCCAGCGCAAACCCGAGCCTGATGCCTGAGGGGCCAATTCGTGACGCGTTCACCGCGCTCAAGAAATCCATCAGCGAGGGTGACCACCGCCTGCCAGAGCTGATCAAGTTCACCGACAAGAACCGCGCCAACGCCCGGCACAACATCGACAGCCCGCACAACGAGGTAAGCCGCAAGATCAAGGCCGCCGGTAGCGCTGAGGCCGCTGTGCTCGCCGTGGACGCCCATTTCTCAGGGATCGACAGCGAGCGCCTGCTGAAACTCAAGAAGCAATGGCGAACCCTGGCCGCCGCCTACTACGCCCCCGAGGGTACCAACGACATCCAGCTCAACACCGGCCGGGGCGTTTCCAAGTTCATGGCCGAGGCCAAGCTGCTCGATGGCGCCAAGAGCAAAGAATACTGGTCCAGTCATGACGAGCTATCGGCCCGCGCCTTTCAAAGCTACCTGGAGGACAAGCTGGCGGAAAAGGACCGCCAAAACGACTACCTGAGCAGCCTGGCCGACAACAAACACCACTACTTCCCCGCACTGGGGGAGCCCTTCAAGCCCTACCCCGAGGGCGAAGAACGCACCCGCATAAATGCCGCTTTCGACCAGGTATTCCAGGCGTTGCGCGACGAAAAAGCCTTTGAGAAGGCGCTAGAAAACACCGCTTTACTCGACTCGATATTTGGGGCTCACGATGACTGATTTAGCAGGAAACCACTTTAGCGCCATGGAGCTAATGCGCTTTAGCGCTGAGCTTCTGGAGGTGCGCGCCACCCTGCAAGCCGACAAGCTCAATCCGATTGAGCGGGTACGGGCCAGCGCCAGGGGTTTGGAGCTGCGCGGTCTGCTGGGCTCTGCTGGCGTTTCTCGACGGCCTACACGTCGCCGCAATGCTGGGGCATCGCTTGAGCCGGTACAGTCCGCGCCTACGCAACTGGTCACGGACAAGATCCCGCAGAAAAACGGCGGGCTGCTGGTGGTTGGTGACCCGGACGCGCTGGACACCTACGCGCGGACCTATCTCGACCAAGCCAAATACACCAAGGCGCCTACCGGCCTGCTGCTGACCAAGAGCCAGGCGCGGCTGGCGCAGTATCTGCCGAGCACCCAAGAGACGTTGGCGTCGGGCGCGGTGATTTACAGCTATGCCGATATCGGCGGGGTTTCGGTGGCGGTCGAGGGCAAGCTATCAGGGATTGCCAACGACCTGCCAAGGCTGAAAAGCCTGATGGCGCAGGAGTGGGGCGCCGAGAAGTACAAGGCTGTGTTTGGTGAAGATGCGGCGCCTGCCGACGTTGAGGCGTACCAGGCCGAGCAGGACACAATTGCGCAACGCAAGGCCGACAATGCAGCGCGCGAGGACGCCGAACGAATGGCTTATGCCAAGCGTACCGGCGACAGCACCGCGTTGACGGATGATGAAAAGGCCGCCATCAAGGCCGAGAACGACGCATTCGCTGCCGAATGGGAAGCTCAGAGCCAAGCTGATTGGGAGGAAACCATAGGGCAAGGGCGGGTGAATAACTCACGCTATCAAGCCTACTTGGACACCCTTGAGGATATTCACGCCATTGGCCGCACCATGGTGCAAGTCGGGTATATGGGCTGGGTGCAAGCGCGCCTGACCGAATACCGGGCCACCGGCGTAGAACCAATGCCTTACACGAATGGGTCGGCGCGTGATGCCTGGAACGCCAAAGCGACCGCCTACATTCGCCAATGGTCGGATGAGCACCTTTCGGAGCGTGCAAAGTCGGCCAGGGCTCCCATTGAGCCAGCGCCGGTACCGGTGGCTGTGGTGGAAGAGGCCACGCTTGACCAGCCGGCCGCAGCGCCAGCGGTGCAGCATGAAATCGTTGAGTACACCACCAAGAAGGAAAAGGTTCTGCGCGGGATCATCCGCACGGACTTGAGCCTGGCCGAAGCCAAGGCTATCGACCCCTACACCTGGCGCATGAATGGCGGGTATTTCATCCGCGAGAAGCACCTGAGCGGCGACACCGCGCACATTCAGGCCGCGCCGGCGCCGGTGGTGCTGTCGCCCGATCAGCAAGCCGAGAAAGCCGCCACGGACGAGCGCCTGGCCGAAGAGCGCCGCCAGAAAGCCCTGGCCACGCAAGTAGAGAAGCTGCGCAGCGTGGCGAGCAAGGCCGTTGAAGGTGGCGATGCGGACATGGGCCGGGATCGGCTCACCAACACCGCCAGACGCGCCGGCATGGCCGCCAGCGCCATCGCCAAGGCCGCCACCAACAAGGCCGATGGCCTGACGCTCAACAACATCGCGGACGCTATCGAAGTCGGCGCCGCTGGCCTGCTGACCAAACTCAGCAGCCGCGCCCAACTGGAAGAGCTGCAAAGAGCGCTGCGCCTGGCGCAATACGAGACGGATCGGCGCCTGAGCTATAGCGAGCAGCTGAAACGCAAAGGCCGCCCATTCGATGACGAAGACTTGAAAAACGTCGTAATGCCGAGCCAGGTAACGTGGGCGAGCCGCTACAACGACGCCGCCAAGATCATCGCCAAGAAGAGCCCGACCGGCAATGCCCGGCTGATTGCTGCCCTGTACAAGATGGGCGCCCGCGCTGAGCGCTTCACCATGAACCCCGAGGATGCCGCGATTACCCGAAAGGCCTATGACGTGCTCAAGGGGCTGAAAGAGGGGTACACGCTGCAAGATGCCGTGGAAAGCCTGGCCCGCCAGGATCGTCTGGCGCGGATGGGTATCACCGACGCCTCGACCTTGCGTGAGGCCGCGCGTGAGCTGCTGCCGATGATGGTGGCCAAGACCGAAGAAAGCGCGGTCAAGAAGGCCGAACGGGCAATCATTGGCCAGAAGGTCGGCATCGACTTTTTCCCAACGCCTGCAAACGTGGCGCAGCGCATGGCCAGGCTGGCGGGTATCACCCAAGGCACGCGGGTATTGGAGCCGAGCGCCGGTAACGGCAACCTGGCGGACGCTGCAAAGGCCGCCGGCGGCGAAGTCGACGTGATCGAGATATCCAGCCAGCTGCGCAACATCCTCACGGCCAAGGGGTACACCGTGGTGGATCACGACTTTGACGGCTTCACGCCCGAGCAGCCGTATCAAGCCATCCTCATGAACCCGCCTTTCAGTCAGCGCCGGGACGCGGCACACATCATGCGCGCCTTCGACATGCTGGCCAGCGGCGGCACCTTGGTAGCGATTGCGGGGGAGGGTGTGTTTTTCGGTACCGACCAGAAGGCTGTCGCTTTTCGCACCTGGCTCGATACGCATGACGCCACGATTGAAAAGCTGGAAGGGGGCACCTTCAAGGACAAAGACCTGTTGGCGCAAACCGGCGCAAATGGCCGCTTGATCGTGATCAAAAAGTAGCTTCGCGGAGCGCGAAAACCATGCAAACCCCCGCCAAAAACGGGGGTTTTTGCCACTTAACATCATTTCTGAAACGAATCGGGCGCCGCCCACCATTTGTCAGAAATGAGGTTACACATGTCTAAGAATGTTTACGCGCCCGACTCCGGTTTGGGTGAAGTTGAAGCCAAGATCGGCACGTTGGTCGGCGCTGCCCGCAGCAATGGCAACATGCTCGACAGCATGAGCGCCCCGGCTCAGGACGTTGTGAAAAACGCCGTAGCCAACGCCGGAACCCTCCTGCCGGCGCGTATGGCTCGCCTGCTGGACAAGATCGACGGCGACGCTGGCCGCGCCCTGGCGGTTACCTCCATGCTGGACGGTATCAGCAACTTCGAACGCAAACACGGCTTCACCCCGTCCGCTGACATGATCGACGCGGTTATCTCCCAAGCGGAAAACCTGGCAGACGGTCAAAACGGCCACGTCCTGCCGAACGGCACCACCCTGGACAGCATCAGCACCAACAACCAATCGGCCACCCTGTCGCACCAGCCAAACCGCATCGCGGTAGCCATCACCGGCGGCCTGAGCGAGGCGATTCCGTTCGGCGCCTACCTGCCATCCGACCTGTCTTCGAACGAATCGAAGCTGGCGATCATCACTTCGATTGCCGGCTCGACTTTCGGCGCGTACACCGAAGGCGACATCATCGACGGTACCGCAGGCGGCCGTGAGTACACCCGTTCCGAGCGTCTGGTGCCCGTCACCCTCGACGCCGAGCGTGATGCCGGTACCTTCGCGTTCACCGCTGGCATTGCCGGCGCTGGCGCCACCGTGCCGCTGATCCGCAACCGCACCGCGATTGTGGTGAACGGCTTCCCGGTGGCTTTCGAGCAGCAAAACAATTCCGGTACCGCCACCTCGCTGATTTCCGGCCAGGTCAAGATCGGCGCCAACAACTACGTCATCACCGGTAGCGTCAACGTCACCACCGGCGCCGGCACCCTGGTGTTCGCCCCGGCTCTGCCGGTCGATACCGACGTGGAAGCGCAAGGCTTCATCGACTTCGAAGGCAAGCCTGAGCTGGCTCCGTACATCGGCACCGTGGCACAGAGCTACAGCCTGTACTGTGCGCCGACTCGCCTGATCATGCAGGCCACCCCGGATTCGCGCAGCTCGACTCAATCGGAACTGGGCGCTGACCGCCTGACCATCGCTGTCCAGGCCGCCCGTACCCAACTGGCGAACGAGCGTTACATCGCTGCCCTGCGCAAGGTCCGCAAGCTGGCGAAGAACACCCAGCGCGAATACGACTTCAACGCCGCTGAGCAGCTGCTGCAAAAAACCCGTGCGCAAGGCTGGCGCGACTTCGGCTCGTTCGTCGCTGCTGTTGACCAGGATGTGGCCAACCAGACCATGGAATTCGGCCTGAGCTTCATGTACGTGGGTGCCCACGGCATGTCTCAGTTCCTGTCCATGGACAGCACCGACTTCGTGGCATCCGGTGTCGAGGCCAAGCCGGGTATCTGGCGTGTAGGTCGCTACAAGAACAAGTACGACGTGATCTACAGCCCGTACGTCGTCGAGGAAACCGACCTGGATATCGAAATCCTGTGCATCGGTCGCTCCCCGCAAGTGGCGCGTAACCCGATTGTGTTCTCGGACGCGGTATCTCCAACCCTGATCCCGCTGGCGGTGAACGCGGATCTGAAAACCGGCGCGGCGCTGTACTCCCGCCAGTTGACCGAAGTGAACCCGCACAAGCAATCGGCACTGGGCTGCGCGCTGATCACCATCAAGAACGTTTACGCACTGAGCTAAGAAGGGGGCTGTCATGGCTGCGAAGACTGGCGTTAAAGCAGCGGTGAAAACCGCTGCCGCTAAACCCGCAGCGGCCCCTAAGACCCCGGAAACCGTGGAGCAATCCACGGCCCTTCCGGGCGTTGGCGCGCCCGCTGATAACACAACCCCACCAGGTGGCGCTACTGATGCCGCCACCGGAGCGGATGCAGATGCAGCTCATCTGATGAGCCTGGTGATGGGCGAGCTTGAAGGCGAAGCCCGGACCATGGATCTGGCGCTGACTGCCGCGAAAACCACGCAAACCACGGCCGAAGAGGGCACCGCGAGTGCCGTAACTTTGAACGGGTGGGCGCTCCCTGAAATCAGCGAGTTTCCGGCCACTGTCACCCTGGATAACAACACCCGAAACCGCATTGCGTTAGCAGGCGCAAACGTCGCCCTGCTCCCTTATCAGCAGGCGGTGGTTG